GCCCTTGCCACCGTCCTGGTCGATCTCGCCAGCGCTCTCGACGGTCAGCGTCTCGCCGGACTCACCGTCGTGGAAGGTGTACTCGATGCGCAGGATCGCCGTCTTGACGGGGATGACCTGTTGCTTCGAGACCTTCTGGTGGTCGATCACCTCGATGCTCTTGATGCTGGACGTGATGAAGACGTGGCGGGAGGACAGCAGCTCGCTCAACTTCTCGACGAGGTCCGACTCGCGGACGAAGTCGTAGTGGTGGAAGTCATTGTGGCCGTTCTTGGGGATGCGGCCAACCTCGGCCATCACGGCAGCGAGCTTCTTGACGAGGGACCTTTGAGTGGTGGACATGGTGAAGAGGGTAAGAGATCAGGAATCGAGCCAACTGGCCAGTTTGCCGGATAGCGCGATGGCAACAAAGGCAGTCAGAATCACGACGAACAGGAGAAGAGGAATGCCCCAGAGGAGAGTCAGGCTGGGGACGTCATACTCGGCCACGATCTGGCCCGTGCAGGTGTTGAAGGACTCGTAGTGATCGAGTTCCGTGAAGGAGTACCAATGAGCGATGTCCATCCGGACCTGCTGATTGAGTATCTGACAGGTGGAGATGTTGCCCTGGACGTTCTGAGCGGGGACGACGACGGCTGTGTTCGACATGGGAGGAAGGGGGAAAGAATCAGCGGAAGATGATCAACCCTGCCAGAGCAAACCCGAAGAGGCAGAGGGCGGTGTAGAGAACGCGGAGGAGGCGGTTGGGGCGGTGCATAAAGAGGAGGTAAGTGACTGGGCGAAGTGTATTACCAGCGGCGTGAACGCGCAAGAGGAAATAGCACTTTCTGTCAAGCCGATTCAACGACTTGCGGCGTGCGCGGCCGAGGTGTAGATTGACGCCCATGAAGTCACCCAAGCACAACACGACCATCCGTCTCTCCGAACAAGACCGAGCCGAGTTCGAGGCCAAGATGCAGTCCTATGGCTACGATCAACTCTCCCCCTTCATCCGGTTCGCCGTGAAGCAGTTGAGGCCAGCGAAACGATGAGCAATCTGAGATCAAAAAAAGCCCTCCGCCTTGTAGGGAGGGCTTGCCGCTGATGTGGATGATTCAGAGTGCGTTGGACGTCGAGGGCGACGGGTACACGACTGGCACTGCCTTGTAGATGCAGCCCGACACCTCCAGGCCGCTGAGCGTCTGAGCAATTTGACAGTGACGGGACACGGCCGTCATGTTGGCCTGGAAGCTCTCGACCGGGATCTTCCTGATACCGTGATCGACGACGGTCTGCACGCGCGAGACGTCGGGGACGATGTCTTTGTTCAGGACCGACGCCGTGATCGTCTCGTGGTTGACGTTGAACGAGGCGCGCACCTGGTCGAAGTAATCGACCGAGTGGAACGAGGCCGCCTGGGCCGGGGCGATCATGCCCAGGGACAGGGCGACGATCGAGGAGGTGATGATCTTGTTCATACGGGTAGGGGGGGAAGAAGATGAGGCGATAGTAATGCCAGCGGCGTAAGGAAGTCAAGTGGGCGAGGTGAGGATGGCTTGCGCTTTCGAGGAATTGTGGTCACTGGCGGGGTGGCTCGCCTTGTATTGTTCCACGAGTTTCTCGATGGCCTGGTTCGTTCTGTGCATCTTCTCAATTGTCTCATATCGGGGCGGGAAGAGGAAGATGAGGGACAGGAAGAGGGCAGTGAGGATGGCGATGAGGGCGAAGGATCGGTAAGGCATGGGTCAGAGAGGAAAAAGTTTGGCGGCGGCGATGTGGACCCGGTTGAAGTAACTGGGGACGAGCGGCTTGTGATTTGCTCTGGTGGAGTCCACCCCAGCCCGCGAGCAGGCCGGGCAGTTGTTCTCCACGGCGGCGCGGAACACGCCCTCGGGCACGAGCACCACCTCCTTCTTGGGGGTGACGATGCGGTGCGGGGCCGTAAGAGACTTGAACCGTGCCCAGGCGTCCGCGAACCGCTGAGTGCAGAAGTCGATCTGTTTCTCGACGGTCTTCCACTCGGGGTGCTTCTTGAGGAAGTCCTTGGCGTACTGCGGCCGCACGGACTTCTGGCAGATGCCGAAGGCGTGCCCGGAGTCGCCGAGCCGGTCGAGGGTCAACGGCTCGTTCTCCGAGATGAGGACGGCGGCCCCGTAGTGAAGGGCCTCCTGGTCCGTGACGCCCTTTGCTTTCAGGGCGTCCTGATAGAGCTTCAAGACCTTGTTCTGGTGGGGGTTGCCGCCGGGGAGCTGCCAGTAGCCCTTGGAGGCGGCCAGGGCCTCCGCCTTACGCCTCGCTGCGATCTGCTTCGAGAGGCTGATCTCCCGCTGGGGGAGCTGGCCAACGTGAAAGGACTTGGCCTGGACAATGAGAACGCGCATGCGCAGGACGACCAGGAAGCATGCAATAACGACAGCGTAGTGAAAGGGCTTGGAGCGCAGGATGGACCACAGGACCTTATTGAGCAAGGTACGCATGGGGGATGGGGGAAGGATGTGGGTGTCAGTATGAAGGAGCGAGTGGCCGGAGGCACTTGCCAGGGGCTGAGTTTCAGTACTTCGCGGGGAAGAGGGCCAGACACTGCCTGATCTGCGCCCGGTAGGTGTACGTCGTGTCGTCGGGGCCGAACTCCCAGGGGCCCATGGATCGCTGGAAGATGCAAACGGAGAAATCCTGATAGGGGCTGTCGCCGTCCTTCTCCTGGCCAGTCCAGAAGTAGTAGGTGTCCGTCCCGTGGACCGTGCTGGACCCTGTGTACGCCTCATAGCAGCCCTGAATCTCGACCCGGGTGCGGTCGAGGCCGTAGTAGTTCGTGTCGATTGCCTTCTGGGCGCAGTCGCGAAGAGTAGTTTCGATCTGGGTGACCTTGGCGTTGTTGGTGACGTAGTGCGTGCCCCAGGAACTGACCTGGGCGTGGGCCGTGCAGCCCGTGAGCAGCAGGAGACCGATGATGAGGGATAGGCGTTTCATGAGGAGGGGGGAAGGAAATCAGAGACCGTATTTGAGGGCCAGGAGGATGAGAGCGCCGCAACAGAGCCAACCAAGGAAGATGACGACAAGAAGCAGGCGTTTCATAAGGAAGAGAGAAGGGGAAGTATGTTAATTTTTGGGAAAATTGGGACGAGCGAAAGGACCAGCGATTCTATAAAGAGCGTTATCGTAGGCGAGGGCAGCATCCTTCTCGGTAGAAAAAGCTCCGATCCTAATTTTCTTGCCTTTGGCACAGATCTCTGCACGCCATTTTTTCTTCTGTTTGTCCCAATACACGCCTTTGTATCGTGAGGAATCAGGCCTGCCTCTCTTTCGATATGTGCAGTTATAGCGATTCTGACTTTCGGTACAGAATCGGAGGTTCGATCGCTGGTTATCCAGTCCATTGTAATTCGCATGATCGACGATTTGCCCGGATCTCGCTCCAAGTATCAAACGATGCATGAGCAAAAGAGCATATCGACCATCTGGATATTTCACGGTAGTGGCAGCATACCAATGCTTTCGGCCGGGGTGGGCATGCCAGGTGTATGGGCTTACCAAGGGGAAATCAACGTCATCGATCATAGCGGTTTTTCCTCGCGTGAGTGGTATCAACTTCATGGAGGGAAGGGGAAGGATACTATCTGGAAACGCCGTACACCAGGACACCAGCGATGCCGAAGAGCCAGCCGACGAGGAACAGCAGGGCCACGGGGCCGACAGAGAGAATGACTTTCTCCATGCGGGGATGGAGGTAGCGAGAGTTAAACATATAAGAAGTGGGGAATGAATTTGGATTTGTGCCTACATTATAGGGGAAATTGGCTTCGAGCGCAAGTAGCAAGGAGTGCGCAGGAAGAGCGATGGGGCCTTGTTTTGGGGCCCTCGGGGCTGGGAGCGGGCAAGTCTGTCACCTACCTCCCCTGCCCTCCTGATCGGAGAGGGCTTTACGGGAGAGGCGCGTCCTTTTTGTTCCAAAGACCAGGATGCCCGGCGGCAAGATTTGAACTTGCGGAGGTCGTAGGAGGCAACAATCTGGTTGGCCAATCTCGCCGTGTTGCTGGGCTATCTTCTCCCCGGCTGCATTAGACCACTCTGCCACGCCGGGCATCTTGATATTCGGTGCGATGCTGTGAAGGACCTACCTAATCAGAATCGCCTCACGGGTGGAGGCCAGCAAGGGACTTGACGATCAGGGCGTGGGCCTCCTTGTACATCGGCATCCTGGCAGCCGCTTTCAGGTCCATGCGCTCGACGCGGGTGTTGTCCTCAATGTCGGCCTTCTTCACCCACATGGCGTCCTCGTTCCGGCACACGCGCTGGACGTAGGCGTTCCAGGGCTCGTCCTTCCCGCGGGTGAGGACGGCGACAGCAACGGCGACTGTCTCTCCAAATTCGGTCAGGATGCGTTCCGGGGGCACGTCGGTGTCCTCCAGGACGTCGTGGAGCATCGCGATGACCACGCGCAGGGAGGTCGTCTGCTTCTCCGCCACGCGGATCGAGTGGAGTGCGTGAGGCAAGCCGTCCCGGTCTGTTTGCCCGTCGTGGGCTTCCACGCAGAGTTTCAGGGCCTTGAGGATGAGGGCGGCGTCGGGCGTCATAGGCGGGAGCGGAGAGCGGAGAGGGCACGGTCGATCTCCTCCTGTAGCTCCTGCTCTCTGCTGTGGCAAAACTCAATGGCAGCATAAATCAAGGGATCATTACTCAGATCGTGGGGGCCAGTGGGAACAGAAGAGGTGTTCATGGTTTTGAAGGAAATAAATGCTCCACGATCTCCAGTGCCGCCCGTTCCTCGTCGCCTTCGTGGTCCATGATGAACCGTCGCACCTTCTGCACCTGATATTCTCTCTGCGGGTCTGCGCGCAGCCTCTGATGGAACTGCTCCTGGTTGCGGGCACCGTCCCGGTCCAGCCAGTGGAGGAGCCTGAGGAGGACCTTATTGGTTGTCATGGTTTGAAGGGGAATAGATTTTGACTCCTCTCTTAGGATCACCGATTTCCACCTCTGCGTCTTTCGGATAGCCGTAATAGCAGGTCATGTACTGCTGCATTTCTTTGATGCGTTTCTTCACCAATTTCTTATTTCGGCGCTGTGCTTCTGTGAGGAAGATGACGATCCGACTGAAGTGCTCAGGATTCAGGCTGCGCCATTCTCCCGCAGGGGACTCCGCAAAAGGCGGGGGATCGTTCTTCCCCTTCACCCACACGAATTCAGGCGTGAATCCTGTTTGCTGTCCTCGTTTCTTGCTCGGGCGCTTCACGGAGCCATGATAAACTTCCTGCACAATCTTTAATGAGCCATGATGATCTCGCCCTTGCATTTTCGTTCCCGTCCCGATCGTGAATCCTGGCTCGGCCTTTGCTTTGCGTTTCTTGGTCATGGTCATGAAAGGGAAGGAGAGCAAATCAGGGAAGGAGGCCGTGTGAAGTTACGTGCTTCCAGCAGGAGCTCTTGATGAAGTGCAGCAACTCAACGAAGGAGCAATAGTGCGTGTCTGACGGCTTCGCAGGCGTGACGAGCGATCCGGACGCGACGTGCGGGTTGTTCACGCGCCCCTGGCCCTTGTTGTCGCAGCCGGGCTGACCGTGTCGGCAGCCGCCGGACCCCTGACCATTGCCGCGATTGTTCTCGACTCCGCCTTCTGCTCCCGCACCGACTCCGTTGTTGCTAGAGGGTGGCGCGGGCTCGCTGCTTGCGGTAGAAGAGGAAGATGTCTCCGATGAGATAGACGAGGCAGAGGAAGTCTCCGATGAAGGTGACTGCTGACTGGACTCCGAAGATGTAGAACTGGACGTAGCCACTGACGATGAAGACAACTCCGATGATGCCGATGATGTGGAAGAGGTTTCCGATGAGGAGGATTGGGAAGAACTAACTGAACTGTCCGACGAAGAAGAAGATTGCTCCGATGACGAGGATGATGAATCGGATGTCACGGTTGAACTGGATTCTTCCGAGGAAAAACTCGAAGCAGATGAGGAGGAGGCCGATGATGGTGCAGAGCTTTCCGATGAGGACTGTGGGGAAGAGGACGAGCTGGTGAGACAGTGCGCGGGCAAATGCTGATGCGACGGGTCACAGTCGTTGCCGTGATCGTTGACCGGGCTTGCCGAGGAGAGGAGGGGGTACGCGAGCAAGACAGCGAGCGAGCAGGCGACGAAGAGATGAGAGGACTTCATGGAGATGTGGGGGAAAGAATGAGAAGTATAGAGAAGAACCTGGGGACTAGAGAAGGGGACCGGAGGAAGGACGAACGTGTGTCCTGCACATTGTGCAGGTGCCGTTGACCACGCGCACGCGGCTGCCGTCCTCCGAGCCGCAGTGACGACACACCTTGCCTTCACTCTTGAGGCGCTCGAGGCGACGGGCAGTCCACTGCTGGAGGAGAGATTCGGTGGTCATGCTGGAAAGGAAGGGAAGGATCACCGGGAGAGGGCGGCATGTCTTGTGCAGCAGATTAGAAAACGCGGGAGCGACCCGTCTGCTGGAACTCGTCCAGGAGGTGATCAAACGCTCTGGACAGTCGTTAGTAGCGCAAACGAACTCAGAACTGGCTCTCGCCACGCCCTCTCTCGATAATCGAATGAACTGCGGGCAGGATACCCGTGTACGCACAGGGCGCAAGAACATGGGCTTGACTTCGTGCTTGCATTGTAAGCACTTGCGAGTATCATCCTTCCATGTCTACCAAACGAGTCTCCCTGAACATCAGCCTCCCTGATGAGGCCTTCAAGAAGGAGGTGAAGCGCATTGCGAAGGCCCGAAGGAAGACCCCTTCGCAGGAGCTTGTAGCACTGTATCAGCGCCTTGCCCGCCTCCGCGCCACTCCCCCCAGAAAATGATCCTCTTCCAGAACACCAGCCTCTTCCTCGCTATCCTGATCGCGGTGCTGTTCGGCCTGTCTTTCCCCCTCGTCCTGGCCCACGCGGTCCGCGAGGCCCGGGGCAGCCACCCCGAAGAGCTCGTCAACCTGCTTGCCGCCCTCCTCGCCCTCGCACTCATGGCCTGCTTCGCTCATTTCTCCTTCTCATGACTCTCTACTGCTACTCCTGTGCGAAGACTCACTACAAGGCCGAAGGGCCGGACGACATTCCCGAGGGCGTGCCGCTGGCGCAGGGCAAATGCGAAAGCCCCCTCTGCAAGCATCCCGAGGCCGAAGGCATCGTGATCCTGGTTCTCTCCCCAACATGACCGCCCCCCAAGACATCATCGGCACACATGATCCGAAATGGAAATATCGCGAGCGCGAGCGTCGCATCAGAGAGCATCAGGCGATGCTTGATGACTGGAAGAGGCGCGAGGAGGCCAGACATCCCATCGAGATCGATCCCCACCCCGGCGACATTCAGTTACCCAAGCCCTACTAATGGCTTCTCAACCCGACATCATCGGCATCGTGAAGGAGTTGCAGATCGAGTGTCAAGAAGAGCTGAACAATGGAGGTTATAGCAACTATGAAGTGTATCGAAAGCTCTTCAGAAACTTCCCCGCCATCGCCCAAGCCCTCTTGATTGCAGTGAATGAGCTTCACAAGATTGAATGCTCTGACTTAATGGATGACGACGGATTCCGAAAGCAAACCCCAAGCGCCAAGATTGCCGCCAACGCCCTCTCCCGCATCCGTTCTCTCCCCTCCCATGACTGACACCTCCACAATGACGGACCGAGAAAAGATCGACTACCTCGCTACGAAGGTGATGGAGTGGAAGTTGGAACCTGGTGCGATGGAATGGAAAGATGCAAATGGAGGACACTATCTGGTGAATTGGTGGAACCCTGACGAAGACTGGAACGTCTGGCGTCAGGTGGAGGAGAAGGTGATGGAGATCGGTGGCACATTGCTCTATCGCTACAAATATGCAGTGATGTTGGAAATGGAAAAGACGATGGGAAACAACGCACAAATGACCGACATGATGATGAAAGCTGACCTCCACATTCGCGTCTTCTCTCTCCTTTCCGCCCATCAATCCCTCCACCCATGACAGACCATCAAGAAGCCCCTGAAGGCACCGAGACCCGCCTCGAGGCCGCCTACCGCCTCCTCGACTCCCTCCTCTCCGTTGAGAACTTCCACTCCGTCATGGATTCTGTCCGCAGGTTCATGACCGAGAGGCGCAAGGAACTGCACCGCTTGATGCAGGAAGAGAAGCGCTATCCCCCTGAACCATGACCGACTCCCCCGAACATCTGGACAACCTCTCGCGGAACCGCTGCGCCGATGTGCAGGACATGCTCAAGGGCCCGATGGCCGATGCCGTCCGAGATTCTCTCTACGACCTCATGGGTATCGCCGAGGAGTACGTTCGGCGTGTCCTCTACCTCCGAGAACACGGCACCAGAATGCCGAAGCCGGAAGTGCAGCGCACGCCCCGCGAGGCCCTGGGCCTGATGCTGCGGGAGATCCGGAAAGCGAAGAACTGCTCCCTGGAGGACGCCGCCGACCGAGCACACAAAAGTGCTACCTGGCTCGCCCAGATCGAACAGGCACAGTCGCCCATCAAGCAGGAGGACCTGCTGAAACTGATCGCGTTCTACCAGGCCGACAAGGATCGCCTGCTCGCGGCCCTCGCTGCCTGCCAATGAATTACCCCCCCCAAACGATCATGAAACCCACTGCCACTGTCCAATCGCATAGGAAAATGGGCCCCTGGAGGCAATCGACAATGTGGACAACGACACTCCATGGTTTCAAATCGTCAACATGCTGGGTCAGAACACCAAATGACGGATTTGGCTGGAGCATCAACGATCAAGAAACCTGGTGGCATGCATCTCCCCCCAACGAGCAATGACTTCCATCTCCGCCCTCTATCGCAGCCTCCGACGTGATCCTGATGATTGCCCTCATCCAAAGATCCTCGGCTGGTGCGAGGCACGCAAGGACAGTCCCACCGTCATCTGCCCGAACTGCCGAGCCAGTGTTGCCAACCCCTACCATGAGAGCACCGACAATCCATCTTCCCTCCAAGCTCAAGTATGAACCTCTCCTGCCAAATTTGTGGCAGAGACTCCGGCACCCTGGTCGTCTGCCAGCTCTGCAGAAAGGACATGACCGGCAGCCAGAAGGACCGGGCCACCCGAACCTGGCACGACCTGGTGGTCGCTCCCGCCTACGACCCGAGGACGGGGAAGTACAAGTGCTTCCATTGCGGCCACTGGTTTGTGCGCGAGAAGATCACGGGTGATCATTGGCCGAGCACCAAGGCCGCCGCCCCTCGGCTCCGCTACGACGTGACCGCAGGAAAGCCGAGCTGTGCCGGGTGCAACACGTCCGGCAACAAGAACCGCAAGAGCACGAAGGAAGCGAAGGCGAGCGGTGCCCTGTGCTCATCCTGTCACCGCCTCCTGGCCGTCTACGGGGACAGGTGCATCCACTGCGTCAGCTAACAAGCAAAAAGACGTCGGCATGGGGGGCCGCGCTCTCCTCGCACCAGAGCTTGTAGAACTGCATCAGGGGCACCCCACGGTCCTCTTCCAGCAAAGCGTCCACAAGGCCTTTGCCCAGGTTGTCGGCGTCGCCGGCGGCCCGGTGCAGTTTGCCGTAATGCTTCTGCTTCTTCGCCTCGGACCAGCTCTCCGGGACGGGCAGGTGAAAGAAGGCAATGATCCCCACGATCGTCTCCGCCTGGATGCGGCCCACGGGGCTTCCTGTCGCCGCCAGTCGGCACTCGTCGCACCAAGTTCGGTACGCCTCGACGCACGGCCGCTTCTGCCACTTGTCCCTTCTGGTCATCCTGGGTTTGGGCACGGGGAGCGACTCGACGGTGAAGGAGGTGCGCACGCCGCGACGATAACACGAAAGGCCCCCGCAGAAGCAGGGGCGGGCCCGAGCGCTCAGAAACAATGTCTGCCCTGCTGGTGCAGGACGTAGAGGGCGGTGTCGATGGCGCCGCGGTCGGCGACGTAGCGAACGCCCTCGGGGACCTCGTCGGCCCAGAGATAGTCCGGCGGCAGCGGGGCCAGCCAGTCGAGGCCCAGCGTCGCCTTGCAGGCCGCGGGCCACAGGCCCGTACTGAAGTCGATGATCTCCCCTGTGTCGGGACAGCCAAGCCAGACGTGCATCTCCGGCAGGCTGAAGCCCACCAGACCGTCGCGGCGGCGCACGATCGACAGGATGCCACTCCTGATGAGGCGGTTGATCTCGCTGTCGGGCTGCCACTCGTAGGCGAAGTGCGTGGCCATCACGCCGTCGTCCAGTTCGGGCGGGACGCGGGGCCACTGAGCGCTCCCCGCCTGGATGAGGGCGCGCGGCGCTCCGGGCCACTGCTTGAGGACACAGTAACCCTGCCAGGCAATCTCCAGGCACCGCCCGACAGGGCCGTGCAGGGAGGACAGGACGAGGCGGTGGATCTGGTCGCAGGCGGTCTTGTCGAGAGACATCTGCGTTCTCCGGTGTTGTGAAGGTTCGGGCGGGCCGGAGAATGAGCCAGGACGGCCCGTGCGTCAACAACGTGAAAAAGGGCCGTTCCCCCGAGCGGCCCTTTGTTGTGCCCCCACTATTCTTCTTCTGCGCCCTCCTCCAGCCACGGCTGTGCAAAAGATTGTTCCAGATTATCGAATTCCGAGATGGTCACCTCAGCAAGCGGTTGCCACATACGTTGAAGAGGGAAGAAAGTAAGCACATTTCGAGACGGCAAGGTGCCACTGCTCTTACGAATATCCTCTTGACGCCGTGGCCGGAAATGACGTGGCGCTCTTGGCGCTCATCCGGAAAAGAGTATCGTTGACGACCGTGCAACCCATGTCACGGGACATTCCGAAGGCCATTTCTTCCAGCACGTACAGCCGTGACGGTTGCACACTTTCACCGTGCGTGCTGGACGAAGTGACCTCCCCCACTCATGTCTAGAAAACGCATTATTTCGCCGGAATTTTGGGAAGACGAAACGATCGGCGCCCTGTCGCTCGGTGCCCGGCTGCTGTTCATCGGCTCCTGGAACCTGGCGGATGACGAGGGCCTGCTCCGGTTCAACCCCGCCTACCTCAAGTCCACGCTGTTCATGTACGACAACCCGGTAACGGTGGACGACGTCGCCCGGTTCATGGACGAGCTGGTCCGGTCGGGCATCGTCGCGGCCTTCACCGCTGGACAGACTCAGCAAACCTATGCACAGATAAAGAACTTCCTCAAATGGCAACGAATCGACAAACCGCAGAAAAGTAAACTACCCAAATTGACTGATCCAGATGCCAGGATCGTCGATTCCAGGAACCATTCCGAGAACGGTTCCGCGAATGAGCCCACGAACACTTCCCGCCTAAGAGAAGAGAAGAGAAGTAAAGAGAAAGGAAACGAAGTTCCGTCGCCTCCGGAAGAAAAACCACCCGCGAAACAGTACGGCAACCCCGAGGTCAACCTGCTCATCGCCGCACTCAAAGACGCGATGGGCCTGGCCGCTCTGGACGGCACCGTGGACAAGAACCGGTTCGCCGCCAATGGCGCGATCAAGAAGATCGCCCAGACAGCGGGCAGCCGGGAGCGGGCCGCCCAGCTCCTCGAACATGCCATCCGCTCCGCCGCCGGCGACAAATGGCACTCCACGCGCATGACGGGCATGAAGTACGTCGAGGACAACGCCAACAAGCTCGTGCTCCAGTTCCCGCTCCCCGGATGAACAGGCTCCTCTCCGACCCTCAGGCCGAACTGTGCGCCCTCTGGCACCTGCACGCGAGCGACCCCGTCCTGCTCAACATGCTCAGCCCCAAGCACTTCACCGTGCCGGACAATCGTGCCGTCTTCGAGGCGATGCAGGCCTGTCACTCGCGCGACGATCTCTCCCCTGCCGCCGTCGATGACGAGCTGGCCCGCCGCAAATCTCCCAGTGCTGGCTACGCCTGGCTCCAGTCCGTCGCCTCCGCTCCGTATCTGGGCGCACCGCACCAGGTTGCTCGAAAGCTCAGTTCCTGCCTGGCCCGGCGCAAGGCCATGGGCTTCCGAGTGGACGAGCGCAAGGACCTGCCCGACCAGTTCATCGGTACGGGCCGCGAGCTGCAGGACATCCTCGCCGAGGAGCAAGACCCGATGCGCGGCATCGCCGAGCGGATCAGCAAGGGCGTTCCCGTGGTCCCCACCGGGTTTGCCGACATCGACCGCATGCTGGGCGGTGGGATCGAACAGGGGGCCGTCTTCGTGATCGCGGCTCGGACAGGAGTCGGAAAAACGGCCATGGCGATCAACATCGCCGCCCGCGCCGTCGAGCAGGAACGCAGCGCCTTCTTCCTGACGCTGGAGATGGCCGAGGAGCGGATCTACGAGCGATTCCTCCAGCGGTTCTGGAACGAGACGCGCGACCAGGTCCGCAAGCATGCCGCCGAGATGGCCCTGGCCCGCGGCTTCACCGTCGCCAAACCAGCTCCCCGGCTGCCGAAGGTCCTGGCCTGCCTCCAGGCGAACCTGCACCACGACCTGCTGATTGTGGACTACTTCCAGCTCATCGCCGAGAGCACGGGCGACAACCTGACCCAGCAACTGGAGATCGTCAGCAACGAACTCAAGCGCTTCGCCTCGGAGGCCCGCAAGCCCCTCATCCTGCTGGCCCAGCTCAACCGCAACATCGAGTCCGACTCCCGGAACCGCGAGCCGGAACTGTCCGACCTGCGCGGCTGCGGCGCCCTCGAGCAGGACGCCCACGCCGTCACGTTCCTGTGGGACGAGAACGCCAAGCCCCCCGCAGCGAAGCCCGGCCAGACCATGCAAGCGCGCGCTCCCAAGGGGCCACCCCGCTACTGGTGGATACTGCGCAAGAACCGCAGCGGCCCGCTCGGTCGGCTCCCCCTCCAGTTCGAGGCGGAGCGGATGCGCTTCGCCTCCCAATTCCCCGATCTATGAAGCCCTACTCGCTTTCCCGGCTCACGGGCTACGACCTGGTGGCCGAGATCGCCAGGAGGCGCCGGGCCGAGCTGCGGCGCAAGATCCAGAACCGCTGTTACCAGAGCAATGCCTGTGATTGCCCTCGCTGTAAACGCCGCTGACTTCCGCTATTCTTCCCCCATGGGCCGCCACCCCACCGCCACCGCCTGTGACTCCTGCGCTGGATCGGGAACGGTCCTCGACCTGACTCTCCAGCCGCCTGAAGAGATCCCCTGCCCCGACTGTGGCGGAAAGGGCTTCCTCACCACCGCATGAACTGTTCATTTGGCCTCCATCGGCGCGAGTTTGCAGGATTCAACGGCATGGCCCAGTGGGCGGCCTACGATTCCCGTCGGTCCTTTCGCTGCGGGCGCTGCGGTGGCTATCACCCCAACTGGCGCATCTGGGAGTGGACGAGCGATGACTGGTGGTTCTGGATCAACTACGGCCCGTGCAAGAGGCCCGTCCGGTGGGCGTTCCGCAAGCGGCCGAACCTCAAGCACTTGCTGCGCCACCGTCTATCCAGCGTCTGCCGCCAGATGGACCGGGAGGCGAACCGTTCCCCCTCTCTCCGTGCCCTACCAGATTGAGACGTGCGACCGCTGCACCGGCTCCGGGACGCTGACCGACTTCACGCTGCCGCCTCCCGGCTGCGTGATGTGTCCGGATTGCAAGGGGTCGGGAGTGAGACGAAGGGGCAGGCCGACGAAGGCACACTTGCGGAAGGTCCGCCGCTTCAACTTCCGGTCGAGGCGACGATAGGGATGCCCCAGGATCGCTCACAAATCGCTCAGGACGAGCGCGGGCGTCTCCGGTGAGGGATTCGGTCCCCGGATTTTCCGACGCGCCTACGGCCCGTTTTGCAAGGACCAGGAACGATCACTTCGTATTGCCTTCGCGACCCGAGAGGTTAGACTTCTCCCGATGTCCCTGATGACCTTCGTCGAAGCCCGTAACCTCGGATGCGTCCTCGCAGGTGCTCAATGGACCAAGGACAGCCCCTCCTGCGACACCTTTCGCCAGGCCCCTGAGGCCTGGACGCAACGAGCACTCGACGACCGCCTGGCGCTCCTGCAATTGCTCAACACGGCCCCGTTGCCAGGACTAATCGTTGACAGCCCCCAAGCCTATTACTCCTGGTACAAGAAGGCTCATGACCTGATCGACGAGGCCAGCAGTTTCCCCGTCACCTACACTGGCTGATCATGCTACCCTGTCGGCATGACAGCCGAGACACGGCCCGTCGGCCGACCGCTCAAGTTCCAGAGCGTCGAGGACCTCGAAGTACGGATCAACACGTACTTCGACGACTGTGACAAGGAGTACGATACGCGCAGATGGGCGCACGACGAACTGTACGAGGAGGACGGCAAGAAATACTGTTCCAACTGCTTCGGTCGCGCCCGCTCCAAGGGCTGCATCCTCGTTTCCGGGGAAGTCAAGAAGAAGCGCCCCTACACGGTCACGGGCCTGGCCGTGTGGCTGGACACCTCCCGACAGACGCTCAACAACTACGAGGTTCGTCCCGAATTCTTTGACTCGGTGAAGCGGGCCAAGCAGCGGGTGGAGAACTACGCGGAAGAGTGCCTGTTCGACCCGAAGGTTCCGACCAATGGCGTGAAGTTCTCTCTGTCCAACAACAGCGACGGCTGGGCAGAAAAGAGCGAGACCAAGGTCAACGTCCAGAAGGACGCCGCCGAGGAGCTGGCCGACCGCATGATTGCGGATGCGGCCAAACAGGGCGAAACTACGCCCAATGCACCTGCATCAACTGACACTTCCCCAGCGCCAGTCCCTCCTAGAGAAGGTGCTGGAACTGTTCCGGCTGTTCTGCCTCCAGGAGTTTCAGACGCACCTGTATCCGTACCAGTTGAAGGTGGCCCGAGCGCTCCTGTCCTCGGTCCTGGTGGAGCGCAAGACGGTGTTCGTGAAGATCGCCCGGCAGGCGGGCAAGACGGAAGTCCTGACGCTGCTGCTACGGTTCCTGGTCCTGTACTACCGTCACTTCCTCAACCAGCCCCTGATGGCGGCGATAGCGTCCCCGCACGGGGAACAGGCGAAGACGGACATCGACCGCCTGAAGCAGTCCCTGCAGAAACTGCGGGAACGGTGGCAGGTGGAGGACCGGGAGAACAACCAGTCCACGATCCGGGCCTACCGCCAGGGCCTGCTGATGTCGGAGATGTTCAAGTTCAGCCTGGCCCCGACGACGCACAACGAGTCGAAGACCCTCAACGTCCTGGCGATCGAGGAGTCGCACAAGGCGGACCACCAGAAGCGCAGTGACGAGCTGGACCCGATGCTCGCCAGCACGAACGGCGTGACCTGGCACTTCGGCGTCGGCTGCACGGTCCTCTCCGACTACAAGCGCGGCTGCGACGGGGACCTGCCCGACAGCATCGCGATCGTGGTGGATGCGGAAGAAGTCTGCCGCGACCGCAGGATTGTGTTCCAGCAGACGGGCGACCCCAGCCACCTCGCCTACGAGCACGCCTTCCAGGCCGAGCTGCGGGCCAAGGGCAGAAACAACCCCGAGATCAAGCGCAACTACTACCTCGAAGACATGATCGAGGAGGGCAACTTCATCTCGCGCGAGCGCTTTCTCTCCCTCGCGCGAGCCAAACCGTGCTGCGCCGATCAGTTCTATCTTGGCATCGACTGGGCGCGCACCAGCGACTGGACCTGGGCCGCTCTGGTGAACGCCGAGAACGACTTGGTCAACGTCTGGAAGTACCCCCACGTCCCCTACGAGGAACAGATCGGGCTGATTCTCGAAGACCTGAAACCCTACCAATCGGGGATCGTCTCCGTCCGGGTGGACGCCACCAGCGCCAACATGCAGTCGGAATACCTGATGCAGAAGGGCTTCCTGCCGATGGGCGAGGAGTCCCTGTACGCCTTCACGCAGAAGTCGAAGAACGACCTCTACACGACCTTCGAGGGGGCCCTGTTCCGCGACCCGGGCGACCCGCTGCGCTTCAGTTACCCCGCCTGGCACCCGCTCGCGTCCGAGGTGGAAGAGCAGATGACGCAACTCATCCGCGAGTACAAGTCCGAGGGCGAGTTCCTGTCCCCTCATGCGCCCGAGGTCCCGGGGGCGCACGATGACGCCCCGACGGCGATTGCGCTCGCAATCATGGCGGCCTCGACGGGATTTGTCGGTGAAATCCTGTTCGGGTAGCGGTATGCTGGAGGTGAAAGGAGATGGATCATGGACGTCTGCACTCGGATCTTCAGACAGTTCCGCGTCCTGCACGCCTTCGTCTACCGCCAGGAGGGGGACCTGATCGACGTGTGCATTGCCGTCTGCATCGTCTGCCAGTTTCTTCCGCAACTGGAGGAGAACGACCGAGTATCCAGGTGGGTGGGCAGCATGGCACGGGAGTACCTGCACCAGGTCGAGCAGGAGATGAGAGGGAAGGACTGATCGCAAAGAGAGCAACCGAAGTTGCCCTCCTGATCAGTGAGCCTCCGAGGAGGACTGATCGAGGCAGATGCTACCACGGGCGCTCCGCCCCTGCTACGCTTGTCCCCATGCTCCCCCTGGACACCGCTGCGGTCCTCACCAAGTCGAAGCGCCCGATCCTGTTCGTCTCCCTTGAGTTCCTCGAGACGATCCGGAAGGGCGTGGATGTGGGCACGAAGGACAAACGCCCCCGGCTCTCCGCCGGCGGCATCGAACTGGTCCTGGACGAATGCCTGCCCTACAAGAACGAATGCGGAGAAGAGGTTCACGTCCTTGCGGTCGATGGCGAGCTGCTGAAAACGGGCAGGTTCTGCTAAGCTATGCGGACGCGTGGGGGCGGGCGAAATCCTGTCCCCCGCTCCAACTTGTGTTTCGAGCACGGCCTCGGTAGACTTCCCTGATGTGCCCCTTGAGCAGCCCGACGATGGCCCGATCATCCTGCCTCTGCCACTGAGCGATCTGAACAGGATCATCGACGAGGCCGCGCGCGCGTTCGCCGAGACGATCATTTCCCACTTGCATCAGGAACTGGACGAGGGGGAGGTGGTGCCGCGGCCGCTGAGGCTGTATCAGCAGGAGGAGTGATCAAGGCTAATGTTTCAGGTAGGGGACGTTCTTGACGTTCCTGTCCCAGCAGGCGTTACACCCGTGGTCCGTGCAGTTTCCGCCCTCTCTTGACGATGGGCAGGTGTCGGCCGTCGCCTCGGTCACGACGGTTGAGGTCCAGGGCCACGACCTGGGCGGCGGTCCGCCCACCAGGGTCGCGGACTCGCGGATGGTCAGGTTGTCAGGTATTTCCTTGCGCAGTTTGCGGATCAATGCCCCTTCGCGAGTTGGTAGCCAGTGCAGGAGATGGCGGGTCGCGTTGCAGATCTGGAAGATGTTCCTTGCCATGTTCTCGTTCTGCAAGTCACCTGAAAGGAGCCAGCGGAAGCGGTCGCGGCACTCCCAGCGAATGCTCGCCAGGAGCGCGGGTGCCCAGAGCACATTGAACATCTTCTGGTAGTTGGCCTCCATCACGTCGTCCACGGTCTTAAACCGAAACGTCCCCTTGAGGGCGTAGCAGTCGGAACAGGTCGTTCCTTCCTGCTGCGCCAGGACCGAACCGATCTTGCAACGCCTTGCCGGGATGCCCCAGGCCGGGCAGTCCATCTTGCTCGGGAACGAGAGCCTGCCACCCAGGTCCTCGGCCAAGTGCTTGTTCATCCTGCTGGCTTCCTCCTCAATGTCGCCCGTGAAGAGCGGTATTTCCTCGCCGGCGATGGGCAGGGAAACACCCCGGGAGCGCGCCATGCGCCGGGCAGGGTAGCACGAAAGGGAGCGGCGCAGGAGTCAACCCGACCTGGGCCAGATTGCCTTGGAGGTCCTCCAGCTCGGCGGTAATCTCAGACCATGCAAGTCACCCAGTGCGTCATCGAAAGCGGCAAGCAAAGCCAGGTCTGCTGGCTCGACACCGATCCTCGGCTTCGGCCCGGAGTTGGCGTTACGCTCAAGGACGCCGAGGACACCACTCTGGTCTGGAAGGTGCTGTCGCTGGGGAAAACACAGGAGAAGGCCGAGGTCGCCCGCAAGGGCCACGGTGGCAACTGGTACGGCAACGACTTCCACCGCAAGGACGGTTCCTGGCAACACTGCTGACCAATATCTGTTTTTCCCCTGCACATGCTAACTCTTCTCGTTGAGATCACTGTTGCTTCTTTATTCTTTGTATTTGGGACCTGGTTCGGTACTCAGCTTCAAACCGCCGAGGCCAAGAGGCTCGACCAGAAACTGACGAGTCTGTTTCCGAATCAACAGACTAACCAACTGCGCAATTTAGGTTCGTGGAGCATTGCAGAAGAAAAAAGGGAGCTAATCCTTCGACTGACGGAGGACTTCTATCCAAAGTTAGATCATCTCACCATAATTGAGCCGAGATTTGAGCGAACGACGATTGCGCTGAGCGTAGAACGAGAAAGGCCCTCCACCCGCAAGCGATGAAGACCAAGCTCGTCCTCTCCGGCTCCTTCGACCAGTTCATCTCCTGGTGCTTCGAGAACGGCACGCACCCGAAGAACCGCGCCGCGCGCTGTGTGCGCAAGCCCGAGGACCTGCAAGGCTACGACCCGTCCGGTGCTGAGCTGGTGAAGACGGGAACGTGGTATCTGCGCCCCGGCCTGCAAGAGGCCGCGGCCGCCTTTGCACAATCTCACCCATGAACTCCCCCATCTCCCATCAGCGGTTCATCCGGGACTGGTACAAGGCCGCCCTCCAGGGCCGTCAGGTCAACTTCCGTGTCCCCAAGACCGGGGACGCCGAGAAACTGCGCGCCCGCATGCGAGAGATCCAGTCGATGAACCCGCACCTCTTTCCACAGAAAGTCTGACCACGTGTGACAAGGTTCGTTGCATTCTTCCTCAATCCTGATCCCTTGCGGGCCTCCAGACCCAAAGCCTATCCTTCCCTTGGATGCTCTCCACCTGCTGCCGCTCCCCCGTCAAGAACGTCTACGCCCGCTGGGCCTGGGGCAAGAAAGAAGCGGTCGAGCGGAAGTACCGCTGCCTCTACTGTCACCAGCCCTGCGACGTCCTCACCCCCGAGCAGATGAACGACGTCGCGCTCTGCACTCACGGCCTCAGTCTCGTCACCCGCGACTGTGACAGGTGCCGACAGCAGACCGGAGGTAGCGCTCGCATCCTCCGCACCAACGACACCGCCCTCAGAAACGCATGACCCTCACCCTCGACCAGCGGCAAGAGATCGTCCAGAAGATCCAGGCCCTGCGCAATGACATGGAGGAACTGAACCAGCGCGCCGCCGGGCTGGCGTACACGCCCAAACACCTGCGCGCGGAGCGCAATGAAGAGCTCAAGGCACTGTTCGAGGCGAAGCAAAAGGAAGAGATGGACCTGATGCAGCAACTGCGCTCCCCCGATCCCGCTCCTGCCGCATGACTTACCACGTCCCGATCCTGCCCGAGGACGCTCTGACGGCCCCCAGCGCTCGAAAGAGAGGCGGCTTCAACAAGAAGGTTCCATGCCCGTCCTGCGGCAGGTCGATGTCCGCCGCCAACCTGGCCCAGCATTATCAGCGCTGCGTTGACTCTCACAGCAAGGCGCTCTGCGGGCAGCGCCTGTCCATCCGCCAGTTCCAGAAACTGAGGAACATCCTGTCTCCCACGGGCCTGTCGGTTGCCGAGTACGTCTCCATCCATGAGAGAGTGGCCAAGAACTGCCTGAACCAGACGTGGGCCGCTGCGGCCTGATCGGTCGTGTCAAGTCGAAGAACTTGCGAGCGGAGTAGATGCGCAACTACAGTCGCGTCATGACTTCCGAAAATCTGTACAAGCTCGTTGGCAAGAAGATCATCCGGATCTTCATAAACGAGGACTACCTGAAGTTCGAGACTGACGGCGGCCCGTTCGTCTTCAGGGTCGAAGGCGACTGCTGCTCTCGGTCTGTGTTCTATGACCTCATCGGGACGAAGAAGCTCCTGGAGAACGGCCCCGTGCTTGCGGTGAAGGAACTGGAACTGGGAGATGGAGAGGAGAAAGACGACAGGAAAAAGGACTACCACGACAGCGCCATCTCCTTGTACGGCTACGCCATCACTACCGAGCACCCCGAATTTGGCGAACAGACATCGGTCTTCTCGTTTCGCAACTACTCCAACGGCTATTACGGCGGCTGGATGGAAGCAGCAAGTGATCGCGAGGTGTTCCCGGAAGTCACAGATGACGTCCTGGAGACTGTCCCAGTCCCGTCCAAATGAGTTCGCGCGGTTTCTTCGGCATCGGTATCGAACACACCAAGACGGAGACAAACGTCGGCACCCTGTGGCGCACGGCCAACATCCTCGGGGCCTCGTTCATCTTCACGATCGGCAGGCGCTACAAGCGGCAGTCGAGCGACACCCTCGAGTCCTGGCGGCACATCCCCCTCTACCACCACGACACCTTCGAGGACTTCTACAAGACCATTCCCTACGACTGCGTGCTGGTGGGCGTCGAGATGGACGAGCGCTCCAAGACGATCAAGGAGTACAAGCACCCCGCCAGGGCAATCTACCTGCTCGGTGCGGAGGACCACGGCCTGACCGAGAAGGCCCTCACGCACTGCCACCACCTGGTCGTCCTCCCCGGAGAGCGGTCCATGAACGTCGCCGTGGCTGGGAGCATCGTCCTGTTCGACCGCCATTCCAAGATCACTTCCTGATCCCCATGTCGCTCAAAATCTTCGGTCCCCACGACGACGCCACCATCGCGCAGATCAAGACCTGCCTCACCCCTGAAGGCAGACACGCCGTCCTGTGCGCGGACGGTCACAAGGGCTACAGCATGCCCATCGGCGGCGTCGTGGCCTACAAGGGCGTTGTCTCCCCTTCCGGGGTCGGCTTCGACATCGCCTGCGGCAACATGGCCTGCAAGACCGACGCGAAGCTCAAAGACGTCCTGCCCCTGATCGACAGCGTCATGGACGACGTCGTCTCCCAGATCTCCTTCGGCGTCGGCCGCGTCAACAACACGCCCATCGACCATGAACTGTTTGATGACGAGGCCTGGAAGATTGACGTGGTGGCCCCGCTCAAGCAGAAGGCGGCCGCCCAGCTCGGCACGGTCGGGTCGGGCAACCACTACGTTGACGTCTTCGCCGACGAGACGGACATGATCTGGGTCGGCGTTCACTTCGGCTCCCGAGGCCTCGGCCACGGCACCGCTACCGCGTTCCTTCATCTCGCCGGCGGCAAGGACGGCATGGACGTGCCCCCGACCCTGATTGACGAGACGAGCGAGCTGGGAGAGTCCTACGTCCGCGCCATGAACCTCGCAGGCCGATACGCCTACGCGGGCCGCGAGTACGTTGCCAGACACGTTGCACGCAACATCCTGAAGGCCAACATCACCGACGAGGTCCACAACCACCACAACTTCGCCTGGCGCGAGAACCACCTCGGGGAAGACCTGTGGGTGGTCCGCAAGGGCGCCACGCCCGCTTTCCCCGGACAGAGAGGGTTCGTCGGCGGCTCGATGGGCGACGACGCGGTCATCATCGAGGGCGTCGAGTCGGAGAAATCGAAAGAGTCCCTCTACTCGACGGTCCACGGGGCCGGAAGGATCATGTCCAGAACCGCCGCACGCGGCCGATTCGTGCGCGACGAGAACAGCAAGAAGCAGCGCCAGCCCGGTCTGGTGCGCCACGACGAGATGATGAAATGGGTCCACGACAAGGGCGTCTGCCTGCGTGGGTCCGATCTCGACGAGGCCCCACAGGCTTACCGCCGCCTGCCTGAGGTCCTCAAGGAGCATGAGGGCACGATCAAGATTTTGCACGTGCTGCGACCAATCGGCGTGGCAATGTCTGGGAAAGACATCTTCGATCCCTACAAAGACTGATGTCATCAGACAACTACATCGCCATCTTCAAAGACCCAGACGGCAAATACCGGGGCTACGACTGCTCTGCTTCCTGGGACGAGGAGGAGTTCGACAAGTTGGCCCGATCTAGCGAGCCCGTCCTTGTGGCCCGGACGCTGCGGGCCGCGATGGAGGCGGCATATTTGTGGTCATGTAAAAACGCGAGGGGTGGCTCGAGGCTTCCTCGCCGTGGACAGAGTGCCCGATCTTCCTCCTTCTGTCAACCTACTGCTCGCGCTGGAACTTCATCAGCAGAAAGTAGAGAACGCTGTCCTGCGCTTCCCAGCGCAGTTCCTGCAAGCAGGCGATCGACTCCACGTCGAACGTCCCGCCGTACTTCCTGCGCCCGTCCCAGAACCGGTCGAACAGCTCCTCCGCCGTGAGGTCGTCGATCTGGCGACACAGGTACTGCTTGGCCTGGTCCTTCACGGCCTCCAGATTGTTTCCCAGGTATCTGCATACCTGAGCTTCCGTGACGGTGGCGGAGCGCCGGGGGGAAATGCTCACACGATACACTTTTTGTTCGCACGCTCAAGAAGTCGCTTTCTTCAGGGCTAATCTCTTGTGCAACGCTTGAAAAGGAATACGCTGTGCCGTAACCCCCGCCCCCCGCTCCATGCCGGACGTCCTGTTGCAGAACTCCCCCGAACACATCCACGCCGTTGCCGTTCTCGACATCGCTTTCAACCAGCAAGTGACCGACGCCAAGAACATCTACCTCCGCGCTCACGCCGACGCGGTCCTTCTCGAAGAGTGCCCCGACTGGCTCGTCATCCTCAATGAGATCGAGGGCCGCCGCGCCCTGGCCCTGGTCGATCTGCGCGCTCGGGTGTTCTTCTGAGAACGGCTTGACGCAGCGCAGTTCCCGGTGCCCCCTGACTTGATCCCGAGAGCGAAATGCGCCAGGATCGTCCCATGAACAAAGTCTACGAAGGCAAGCGCACCGATCTGAAATGCAAGGTCACGGACCATCGCGACATTTTGCAGGATGATGAATTTCAATATGGCAGTTTGCACAAACCAGCATAAACCGATCTGGATGAGCACGAATCTCACGGATTGACGCATTGCCGTGTCCCTTGGTATTCCATTCGTATTTCTCTGAAGAGTCGGTGTGATGGAAATGGAGAGCTGCGGTGCAGCGGTTGTATCCGCATTGTTGGCAGGCGTCGCCGTATTCCATGCGAAGCCTCTGTCGCTCGGCTCGCTCTTTGTCGCGAAAGCGACGCTTCTCGCATTGGGGACATAGTCGTCTCCAACGCTCATAGCCAATGTTTGACAGGGGCTTGCTACAGTCTTTGCAAAATCGATCTCCTTGAAGGTCAACAGACACGCAAATGTGTGTCTTGGGGCCGAGAAGCCGTCCGCATCTTTCGCACGTCTTCATGACTTGGCCGGTGCGAGATATTCTTATTGACCCTATACCGGACCAGTGTACACTCTTTACGTCCTCAATTCCAATCCTTGCATGTTCGGTCCGAAACTTTATCAAGGGGCACGATCAATCGATGGTCGTATGGAAGTGACTGTCGATGGGCAGCCACTCGATCCAAGACTGGATATTCGTAATCACTCACCGACGGGATTTGAAGTCGGCTACGGCGGTTCCGGGCCAGCCCAACTGGCCCTCGCCATTCTGGCCGACGCCCTGGGCGGCGAGCTGGCCCAGCGCCACTACCAGGACTTCAAGCGCGAGATCATCGCCGCGATCGAGGACGACACCTGGATCATCACCCAGGCCGAGGTCCGCTCCTGGCTGCACAAGGTGCTTTCTTCCCCTGACGATCAATGAGGTCCCGATCATCCATCCAAAGGAAAAACGCTCCGAAGCCAAAGTGCAAATACTGCTACGACAAATGTTTCTACACCCGCTACTCCGACGTGCAAGGCTCCGCTAATTTCGGCGGGGAAGGCTTCACCAGGCGGGGGACAATCGTGAAGGTTCCCTGTCCTCGGTGCCAGGAGGCTGATCCTTTGCCCGACAAGGGCGAGGAGACGTGCGAGCACGACTACTGCGAAGAGCCGACTTCTATTCACTGCCCGAAGTGCGGCAGAACGTGGGAACTGTACGAGGGCACGCCCGACACCTACTCCCGAGAGGAGATCGACGAGCGGATGAGGGCCTTGCTGGATTACATCAGTGAAATCTTTCATCGTAATCCCTCTCTCGATTCTGCCAAGTTAGTCGGCCTTGCAGAAAGCCTCCGCTCCCGCTTTCTGCCGTGACCCTGCAAGCCCGCGAGCGCTCGGCCCTGATGCAGCGCCTCGACGAGCTGGTGGCCAGTCCGTCCCTCGCTCACCTTGTGGACCACTACCTCGAGCGCCTGGAAACGGCGCGGGCGACAGCAGAGCGGAGCAATGATATGCTATGAGGCGAAATGCCCCTGCGCCCAGGCTCCTTCCTCGACCGGCTCCAGAACGCAGGGCGGTTAATCCTTGGTCATGAGGAGCGATCCGGACAGGTCCCGGCCCCCTTCCTGGCCGCCTTTGGTGGCCTGGCCGGGATGCCCGCGCCCTTCAAGGCCTACGAGTCCCTCAGTTACTACGGCGACAACCCCTGGCTCTACGCCGCCATCTCGCTCGTGTCTGTGGAGGCCTCGCGCGTGAAACTGCGCCTCTACCGCAAGAAGAAGAACGGCGAGGACGAACTGATCGAGGACCACCAGGCCCTCTCGACGCTCAAGATGCCCATGCCCATCAAGGGAGGGAGATCGATCCTGACGCAGATGCAGTTCAAGCAACTGCTGTTCAAGTACGTCCTGCTCAACGGGGAAGGGTTCATGCTCCTCGACGGCCGCCTCCCGGGCAAGTTCGGCGGCGGGCCGTCCCGGCTCCATCCGCTCATGCCCGCCTTCGTCTTCGAGAAACTGGACGAAAACTTCGAGATCGAAAGTTACATCTACCGCGCCGCCGGAAGTCAGATGGAACTGGACCCTCTTGACGTCATCCACTTCAAGGACCCGGACCCGAAGAACTGGTATCGGGGACATTCCCCCGTCCAGTCGGCCCGCTACGCGCTCGACTCCCACAAGGAAGCGGACGTGCTCAACTTCAATCGGTTCCAGAACGGGGCGGTTCCCTCGGGCGTCCTCTCCAGCGACCAGTCCATCGGCCAGGAGGAACGCAAGCGCCTGCGCGATGCCTGGATGCAGAACTACGGCGGATCGAAGAACTCCGGCAAGATCGCCGTGATGCCCAACGGCCTCAAGTTCGACAAGACGCAGGAAAGTAATGCCGACATGCAGTACGCGGAACTGAAGAACCTCTCCAAGGACGAGATCCTGGCCAACTACCGCATCCCCATCGAGATGCTTGGCCACACCGAGTCCCAGACGAGAGCGAACGCCGAAGCAAGCAACTACGTCTTCCAGCGCTTCACCGTGCTGCCGCTGGTCGAGTCGTTCGTGGACACGCTCACCAACGATTATCTTCCTGCCTTCCCGAAGACCGACGATCTCTACTTCAGCTTCGAGGAGTTCGTGCCCCAGGACCTCGACGACAAGCGCAAGACGACGCAGATGCTCTTTGGCATGGGGGCACTACGCCCGGATGAAGGGCGAGCCGCTTTCGAGTTAGAGCCTCTGGAGACCGACGCAGCGAACGCGACCTACGTTCCTTTCAACATCACGCCGCTGGAAACGGTTTACGCCCCCATCGACGACGACGTCGAGCAGGACCTCGAAGGAGACAGCACCGACGAGACAGGCCGCAAGGCCAAAAAAAAAAGACTGAAAAGGGCCGATGATCAGTCAGACGATCTGCCCGACGACGTCAGTGAGTTCTTCGACAAGAAGAAGGAAGCGAAGAAACTGTCTGCCCTCTCGCTGTTCTACCTGATCGAGGCCTTCCGGAGGGGCAACGAGCTGGCCAATCAGGGCGCGGCGACGCCCGTCCCCTACGAGGACGTGTTCCGGGCCAACGTGAAGCAAGCGATCGAGGAGAAGTCTCTGACCATGTCCGCCCAGGCGACGCAGACCACCGAGGACCAGTTGCGTCAGGTCCTGTCCCAGGCCTACGAGGACGGCGTGGGCGTGCGCGAGCTGGCCCGCCGCATCAACGCCCTCTACGGCGAGTCAATGGGCTACCGCTCGCTGCGGATCGCCCGCACGGAGATGACCGGGTCCATCAACGACGGGGCCCTGCGCACCTATCAGGCCCAGGGCTACGAGGAGAAAATGTGGTCCACCACGATGGACGGCAAGGAGCGCGACTCTCACGGGGAAGCAGACGGCCAGACCGTCCCCATCGACGAGCCTTTCCATCTGGCAGGAGGTGACGGCATGTATCCCGGCGACCCGAGCTTGCCGCCCGAGGAACTGGTGAACTGCAGGTGTGTCTTGCAGCCGTCCGGCGAGATCGGCGATCCTGAGGACCGCCAGCACAAGCGCAACGAGATGTTCCTCAGGTACCACGCCGACGTCGAGGCCAAGTTCCAGACGGCGCTCGTCGCCGACTTCAAGCGCCAGCGCGACAGCATCCTGCACAGGCTCGTACCGCCCAACCTGTAGTGGCCCAAAAAATACCAGACCACAACCTGTGGTAGAATGGGCGGGAAAGTCCCCCCAAATACCTCATGTCCATCGTCCAGCGACTGCACTTTCCGGTAGCCACGCGCAACATTGACAGAAAGACACTGACGGTTGACATCGTCGCCTCCACGCCTTCCGTGGACAGTTACGGCACGATCATCGACCCGAAGGGTTGGGACCTAGAACAGTTCAAGAGAAACCCCGTCATCACCTGGGCCCACGACGACCGCGGCTTCACCGGGTCTGACGGTTTGCCCATCGCCAACGCCATGCCCGACACGGTGCGGGTGGAGAACGGCCAGTTGAAGATGCGCCTGCGGTTCACCCCGGAGGACGTCAACCCCTTCGGCTACAAGGTCTTTCGCATGATCGCGGAAGGGTTCATCCACGGCGTCTCCGTGGGATTTGACCCCGACATGGACAACGTGGACACCATGACCGACGGCGACGGCAACCAGGTCCAGATCTACCGCAGCGCCAAATTGCTCGAGACGGCCGTGGTGACGATCCCCAGTAACGACGACGCCCTGATCCAGCGCCACCTCCGACACTTGAACCGCGAGGACCAGGCCGAGCGCCTCAAGAAGATGGCCAGCGAGGTGGAGGAGATGGCCCGCGCCAGTGCAGACAAGGAAGCGCCCCCGACGAGCAGCACCTGCGATCGGTCGAGCTGTGCTGGCCCGGACAAGATGGACGAGTGCGCCATGGGCCGCCAGTGCGACTGCCGCTGCCACGGGGCGAAAGAGGAGAAGTCGGCCGAGGTGCCCCTCCCCGAAGCGATCCGGGGCATGGCCGAGAAGATGACGGCGGAGTACGTCCAGAAGTGCATCACCTACTTCGAGCGCAAGCAGCCTGCCAACAAGGCCTCCACGCGCGTGCTCAAGAAGTTCTACCAGATGCGCGGAGAGGACCCGCCCGCCAACGAGGTGCAGGCCTGGCAGGGAGTCGAGCAGAAACTCGAAGAGGCCCTCGCGACCGTCAAGGTGGAGGAACAGAAAGTCGAGGCGAAGGTGGAGGTGCCTGCTAAAGACAAGCCTGTCGAAGCGACCGAGGCACCCGCAGGGCCCGTCGAGGCAGCGGAGGTGAAGGCCGAGGAGAAGACAATCGAAGCGCCCGCTGCCCCTGAGGCCCCTGCCGCCCCCGAAACACCCGTCGAACAACCCACGCCGGAAGCGCCAGTTCCCGCACCGATCGCGGAGGAGGCGCCTGCCGCGGCCCCCGAAATTGCATCCACCCCACCCGCCCCAACCGCTCCGGAGGCCCCGGAGCGCGCACGCAAGGCCTGCGTGCAGATACCGGCCGCCTCGCTGGCGTCCTTCGCAAGAGGGATACAAAGCGCCTACGAGGAGGCAGCCGCAGAGGCCCTGCGCAACGGTCACCCCCGGGAGAAACTGGATGAGGTCTTTGCCGGTCTTCAGGACCAGATCCTGGCCGGCCTATCCCCTTCTCATTCCTAACATGCCTACCGCAACCGCTGAGAAGCCCGAGGAAGTCCTCGCAGGCGTTCAGCAACGAATGGCTGGAAAAACACCAGCCGAACAGTCCGACATACTCAAGTCCTTCCTGAAGACGCAGGGCGTCTCCGAGGAGCGCGCCCCGGAGGCCCCGGCGGTTCTGCTCACCGATGACCAGGTCAAGATGATCTTCCAGGGCGGCGCCGAGGCCGCCAAGCGCACGGTCGAGGCCGAGGCCTCGAAACTGGAGCGCAAGTACCACGTCCCGCACGGCGAGGCGAAAGCGATGGCCGAGGACGGCGTGTCCACGGCGGTCGCCCGCGACGAGCGCAAGAAGCAGGACTTCCAGCAGATCGCCAACGTCTTCCGCGCCATGGCCCACGTCTCCACGGGCCGGGCAATGGCGTCCACGCTGCACGACGCCTACAGCAAGGAAAAGGAACACATGCTCCGCACGGGCCGCGAGGTCCGCAACATCGACGTGACCACGGGCTCCGAGGGCGGCTACCTGGCCCCTGAGCTGTGGAACACCTACCTCTACGAGAACATCGCGCGAGTGAACCTCCTGCGCAAGTACGCCACCTGGTTCCCGCTCGACAACCAGATCATGCGCTTGCCGAAGATCACCGCCAACGTCACGGCCACGACCACGAACGAACTGGCCGCCGGAACTGGGACCCAGCCGACGCTTGCCCAGGTGACGTGGAACATGAAGAAGCTCACCGTCCTGACAAACCCCTTCTCCATCGAGGAGCTGGAGCACGCCCGCCCCGAGCTGGTGGCCCTGCTCATGCACATTTCCACCGTGGAAATGGACCGCAAGATGGACGAGATCTGCTTCAACACGGCCGACACGCAGTGGACCGATCTGCTCGACACCACGGTGAACCGCTACTACCTGGGCGGCTCCTCGACGTCCGGCAAGACCGCGGACACGACCGTTACTTTCGACGACATCAACGGACTCATCTACACGCTTGCTGAACAGTACGCTCCGGACAGCGACGTGTCGGGCTCCGGCCTGATCGCGGGCACTGCCAAGCTCTGGTGCAACAAATCGCTGATCAGCAACCTCCTGAAGCTCAAGGGCGGCATCAACAACTACATCTGGGGCGACGTGCAGGCCCCGACGCCGGGACGCAACATCTTCGGCTACGACGTCCATCGCGTCCTGTCCCTGCCCTCCAGCGCCAGCGCCAACACGCAGTTCGCCGTCTTCGGCAACCTCGCCTACCGCTGGGTCGCCTACCGGCCCGGGTTCATCATCGACCTGCTCCGCGAGGGCATGGTCAATGGAGTCAACCTGGCCCAGACGAGCGCCTACGCATTGAGGATAAACCAGCTACTCGATGTGCAGACCATAGATGACAACGCATTTGCGAGATTGTCAACGTCCGCTTCCTGAAGAACCTTTCTCCTGCCGCCCCCGTCAGAACGACGGGGACGGACGGGAGGCTTTCATCCCTTTCACCCCGCATTCATGTCTACTCAATCTGTCTGCGCGTTCAAGACACTCACCGATGGCGCAACCATCGCGGTGGACTTCAGCGTCGCGGAGAACAACCAGGTGACGCTCGGCGGCAACCGGACGTTCACCTTCGCCAACCCACAAGTTGGCGTCATCTACTGCCTGAAACTCATCCAGGACAGCACGGGGAGCCGGCTGGCCACCTGGCCATCGACTGTGGTCTGGGCTGGTGGTTCAGCGCCTACATTGACAACTACGGCCGCATATAACGATATGTTATACTTCATGTACGACGGCTCGAAATACCGCGACGTCGCCATCGTCAAGAACTACGCTTCCTGAGAGCTCTCCCTCTCGCCTCCCCCGAGGCGAGGGCTGAGCGCTTTCCCAGCCCCTCATGCCCACCTCCACCGATTTCTCCCCCAAAGTCTGCTACGACCTGACGGCGACCATCGCCGTTAGCGGCACCACCAGCGGTGCCGTGGACCTGTCCGGCTGTACTCTGGTGGGCCTGTTCATCCCCGCGACGTTCGACGGCACGACGCTGACGATCACCGCCAGCCCGACGCTCGGCGGCACCTATGTTCCCGTCCAGGTGGACCACACCAGCGCCAGCGCCTACACGATCACCACGACCGCCTCCCAGTACGTCCCGCTCAGCAACCTGGCCATCCCGGCCGGTCTGGAGTTCATCAAACTGGTGGCGGGCAGCACCCAGACCTCGACCAGCACGGTCATCACCCTGGCGGTCCGCCCCACCTGAACTATTACGGCCGTCCGCTGGTTCTCTGCTATTCTGGTCGCATTATTCCCTTCCACACTCCCGCTCATGAAATACTTCGTCACCGCTCCCCAGAACCTCGCGAGCTTCAACGTCAAACTGAAGGCTGGCGACATCGTCGAACTGACGCCCGAGACGGCGGCTGCCTACAACGTGGCCTGCCCCGGTCTTGTCGAGGAGTACGACCCCGAGAAGCACACGCCCGCGCCGGTCCCCAATCCCGAGCCAGCCCCCGGGTTCGTCACCACTCCCGTAAGCACGCCAGCCCCCGAGGTGAAGGAGGAGGAGAAGGTTGACGAGCCAGCGACAGCTCCGGCCGCGCCCGCGGTCGAGGCACCCACTGATACTGAACAGGCCCCCGAATGAGTCTGGTATAATTCCTTTCGTTTCCCCCTTCCCCCCACATGGCCCAGGACTTCCTCAACTCGTCAGACGGCATCATCAATGGTGCCCTCTCCAAGGTCTGGCAGATCACGCTCACGTCCAGCAACGGAGCGCTCAAGTTCGTCAACTTCGACCCGGGCGATCTGCTCACGGTCGTCGTGAAGGAAGACGCCTCGGGCAGCAACTACACCCAGACGTTCCCATCCAACGTCCTCTGGCAGGCGGGGTCGGCCCCCAACCGCAACACGAACGCCAGCGCGGTGGCGGTCTACACCTTCACCTACGACGGCACCAACTTCCGCGACACGAGCGGCGGCTCGAGCAAACTGCCCTCGCGCGTGCAGTCTGCGGCGCTCGGATCGCTCATCGGGGCTGGCGTGCTCGCGCTGACGCTCCTCGCAAGCAACGGCAACGGCGGCCACACGGGCCCAGCCTCCCCGGACGTAGTACGGTTCGAGAACGGCTCCGGCGGCAGCATCACGATCCTCTCCAAGGTGGACGGCTCCGGCTCCTTCAAGACGGGCGCGTCCGGCGCTTTGGCGACGGGCCTGGCGGACCTCACTGGCCGCTACGACACGGGCAAGTTCTACGCCGCTCCCTCCGGTGCCACGAACATACGCAACACCGCCTCCGGTTATACGGTCAAGGGCGGCGGCGGCATCACCACGATCAACCGCAACGTCGTGACCCAGGACCTGTCCGGATCCACGATCCACAACTCGAAGCCCTCGGCTGCTTCCTACGGCGACGTCCCCTGCTTCAAGAATGATGGATCGTACGGCTACCACCACCAGACGGCCACGGGCATGATCTACGTCTCCTGCAACTGAACCTGAAGAAGTAAGGCGGAAAGGCCCCCCAAACCAGGGGCTTTTCTTTTGTGCTATCCTCTTCTCATGCCGCAAATCGTCACCAAGTCCTTCTACTCCCGCGAGAAGAAACGCGAGCTGGAGGAAGGCGAAACCGTCACCCTCTCTGACGAGGAAACCAAGGCCCACAAGGGCCATCTGCGACGTACCACCCAGCGCAGGGTGAAACTTTCCCGCTCCTGAATGGCCCTCCCCACCGATTTGACCACCGTCGCGGACTTCAAGAGCGCCCAGAACGTGCAGACGACGGCCGACGACGCCTGGATTCAGCAGCTCATCACCCGCGCGACCGCCTGGATCGAGAACCAGACCAACCGAAAGTTCGTGGCCCGACAGTACAACGGCAACTCAACTGCCGATCAGACGAAGACGCACGCCACCACCAAGGTGACGGACGAGGATTATCTGTACATCGACGGTAGCCCCTCCCTGGTGGACAGGGACAATCAGTCGTGGTCCTTCGGCCGGGGCCTGTACTACTTGCCGCAGTATCCGGTGCAGCAGAACACGGTCCTTCCCTTCGCCCTGGCCGTGCTCACAAGCCGGGACCAGACGGGCGACACCTGGGACACCACGTCCCTCCTTGAGAGCAGAGACTACCTGGTGGACCGCGCCACAGGCACCCTGCGCCTGCTTGGCGGGCCTTTCCAGACGGGCCTGAAGAACTACCGCGTCACCTTTGCCGCTGGCTACGCCCTGGGCGGGCAGGCCCCGTGGGTGCCGAGAGATCTCCAGCAACTGACGATCGACATGGCCAACCAGATCTATCGCGACAAGCGCCAACTCACCCAGGAGACCGTGGGGGTCTGGAGCAGACAGTGGGATTTGGATAAAGACGACCCGTTCATTTCGGGCACGCTCGGGGCCTATCAACGCTTCATCATCGTCTGAATGCGCAACTTTCCCCGCAACTCCACCGTCACGGTGCAAATCTTCCGCTCCCCAGTGACGGGAGGTGTGGAGAAGTACCCGGCGGTGCCGAACGCGACGGTCGAGGCCAACTTGCTGCCCTACTACCGCCGCGGCGGGCCGCACTCGGTGGAGGGAGGAATGTTCGTCATCGAATATGAGCTGTACTTCGTCGCTCCCATGGACGTCCGCCGCAGCGACGAGCTGGTCATCTCCAGCAGCACCGACACCAGCGTCAACGGCAAGACCTTCTACGTCCGTACGCTCATCAACCAGAGCATGGGCACGACGCCCTTCATCGTCGCCTACATCTCCACGGCGGCGTAGACTGACTGCGTGATCACGCTTAGTATCCAAGCCAGTGGCTTCGACGCGATCCAGATGCAACTGGACCAGTTCCCGGCGAATGCAACACGAGAACTGAGTTCCGCTCTTCTTGAGGCGGGGAACACACTTACAACGATCATCCAGCAGATGCCTCCCGTCAACTCGCTGGGAGGCTATGGAACCCTGGGCATTCCTGTCGCTCCAAAATACGGCGGCACGCTCCGGCAGAGCGTCCACGCCACTCAGACGGGGAACCTCACCGTGGAGGTCGGCCCCGATACGGACTACGCCGACTTCGTGTATTTCGGCACTTCCAAGATGCCAGCGAGGCCATTCCTGCAATGGGCACTTGAGAACTTCGGGGGCACCCAGGCCATTGAGGAAATCATGCAACGGACAGTTGAAAATCTAGTCAATCTGTAGCTCGAACCCGCTTGCCTGTTGGCAAGACGGGCGTAAGCTGTTTGTGCTTGGCAAACAGGAAGACTGTAAACCAACGGCGGTGAAGTGTCGAGGGATGTGATAGAGAACCACACGGTCACGGCATTTGCTTGATGCATATCAAACGATTCAAACGAAATGGGCATTACGACTTGATCGTAGAAAAACGAGTGAGGACCGACTATCGCGAAGGCAGTGTTTGGCATGTGGATGTAGGTGAGGGACAATACGCCATCGTTGATGCCATTGATTATCCCCGGGTTTCCACGATCAAATGGAACCTTGGGAAGAACGGGTACGTCCACGGGTATAACCCAGCCACTGGCAAGGACATCTTGCTCCATCGATTCATCATGCAGCCTCCTCCGGGCAAGTGGGTAGATCATCGGCTCGGGGTGAAACTGGATCATCGCCGCTCCGAACTGCGGTCCTGTACTCCCTCTCAGAGCAAGGCGAACACACGTCCAAACAAAGGGAAGAAATACAAGGGCGTTCGGTGGATGCATACAAACAAAAAATGGGGGGCATTCATCTGCTTCAATGGCAAAGAGATTTATCTCGGATGCTCGGATGACCAGCGAGAGTGCGCGATTCTCTATAACCGTGCGGCACTGATGTACTTCGGTGATTTCGCGCGTCCGAACGTGATAGAATAGTCCCATCTCGAACAAGACGATCAGCGGCGTGAGGTCCTATCTTTCGACGCAGCTTTCGACGCTGTTGCCCGCAGGCAGTAATCGTTTGGCCGACGTGCAGCAGGGGCACGCGGTCACCTTCGCGGGCTACCCCGCCTGCCGCTTCTACTACCTGAGCGCCAAGGAGGTCCTCGAGGACAACCGCAACAAGTGGCGCAGTTACAACTTCCAGATCGATTTGATCTACAAGCTCGCCGGGGAAGACAAGAGCGTGGCCGAATCGACCCTGGAGGACGCGATGGAGGCGGTCCTCAATGCCCTGGACGCCGACTTCACCTTCGGGGGCCATGCGGACAACACCGAGATCAACGCCGAGCGCATCCGCGAGGTGGAGGCCCCCTACGGGGTGTCCCTGGTCCTGCCAATCTTCGTCAGCGCCTTCATGCTCCAGTTCTTCTGACACAACCTGTGGTATGATGGGCGCGTTCCCACCACAACATGTCGGACCTCGACGACCAGGACACCAGCGCGCAGCCCGACCAATCTGAACAGACCGAGGCCCCTGCCGAGGTGCCCGTTCAGGCGCCTGTTCTCACGGCCTTCACCTACCCCACTCTCGGGGTGACGATTTTCGCGAAGGACCAGGCCGATGCCGATGCACAGGCTGCGGTTCACCCCCTGAATCCGAAGAACGCTTAGTTGACCTTCCCCCCGAATAGATGGCAAATGAACATGTTGGCAGAAAGCAAAGCATAGGACTGGGCAAGGAGTCCGCCAGCGGTACGTCCGTCGCGGCAGGCCGCTGGATACCGAAGATCGACGGCCAGTTCACGCCGACGAACACGACGGCAGACGACACCGGAGCGTACGGCGTGATCGACGCCCTGCGCGACCAGCAACTGGTGAAGACGATCACGACGGTAGATTTCTCCTGCGACCTGCGCGACCTGTACGCGGGCGACCTGTTCATGGGCCTCTTCGGCAGCGAGTATTCCTGCATCCGCTTTCCGATCCCCGGCTCCATCACGGGGGCCTTCACGGTCGGCGAGACCATCACGGAAAGCGTCACCAGTGCCAAGGGCACGCTGCGTCGTGCGGACGTGGGCGGCACGTCGAAGGTCCTGTTCGTTGACAGCCCGGCTGTCGGGACGTTCACGGTCACGATTGCCACCCCGGGAGTGTTTTCTCTCACGGCCCACGGCTTCTCCGCGGGAGACGGGGTCTCCTTCACGACGACGGGCGCGCTGCCCACGGGCCTGTCTCCCAACACGAACTATTTCGTCATCGCCGCCGGTCTGACCGCGAATGCGTTCGAGGTGTCGGCGACGAGCGGCGGCTCCGCCATCAACACGTCGGGGTCGCAATCGGGGACGCACACCGCCTACCGCGGTTACTTCGCCGGCGGCAACACGCTCACGGGCGGGTCCTCGGGGGCCACGGCCACGGGCGGCACGATCGAGGCCCCCGCATCCGTCCGCAGCCACGTCTTCCCCCTGCTCAACTCCAACACGCACCCGAGCTACACGATCTACGGCTCGGACCCCGTGGGGGACTCCAAGGCGGTCTACTGCATGCTCGACACGCTCGATCTGGACATGACCTCCGGAGGCTTCGCGCTGGCCAAGGTCAAGTACATGGGCAAGAAGGTGCAGTCGGCCAGCGCCCAGACACCGTCCTACACGGCCCAGAACGCCTTCCTGGCGAAGTACGCCAACTTCTACGACGCGGCCAACTACAACAGCCTGGACGCCGCCGCCGCCACGACGATCAAGAGCATGAAGCTCAACTTCAAGAAGAACCTGGTGGACTTCCAGGGCTGGGGGGCCACCGACGTCAGCAACTTCTTCAACCGCCAGTTCGAGGTATCGGGCGAGATCGTGCTGCTCTACAACGCCACCACCTTCCGCGACTACGTCACGACCAGCAACCAGACGCGCAGCTTCCGGGTGAAACTGGCCAACACGGACGTGACCATCGGCTCGGGCAGCAACCCGACCATTCAGTTCGATTTCCCGGTGGTGACCTTCAAGGACTGGAAGCGGACGACGAACAACAATGACATCATCGAGCAAACGGTGCTGTTCAAGGCGACCTACGACATCACCACTTCCATGACCTGCGCCTGTCTGCTCACGAACACCAGCGTTTCAAACTATTGATGAAGCGCCACCCCGCCCTGCTGCTGATCGATGCCTTCCTGGGGCTCAGCGCCCTGACGATCCTGGTTGCCGCCTGGGAGTGCCGGGCCGCGCTGCCGCTCTCTCAGATCATCGCCTTGCCCCTGCTGGGCATCGGCGCTATCCTCGTCGCGCTCCATGTCCTCCACTCCTAAGGTCGTCACGCTTTCCAGCGGCGAAATTGTCACCTTCAAGCCCTACTTCAACCACGGGGCCGATTTCGAGTTCTACCGATTCATTCGCGAGGAGATGAAGAAGGCCGAAGAAGCGGGCATGGTCAAGGAAGGCAAGGGCATCCCCACGTTCGTCTACCTGGCTGCCTGCGAGGGCACGCTGCCGCTCCTCATCGAACGCATCGTCCAGAATGGTCAGGACGTGCCCTACACGAAGTCCTGGCTCGACGGGCTTCATCCCAAGGACTACGACCTGCTCTCGGAGGCATTCGTGGCCCTGCGCGACGAGCTGACCGCCAGGGACGAGGCGGGGAAAAAAAATGCTTGAGGAAGTGGACGCGGCGCTCCGTGCGACCATCGGCGAGGCCCAGGTGCCCAGGGCCTACGTCGATTTCCAACTGTGTCGCGAGCTGCACCTGACCCCCCGGGACCTCGAGGACATGGACGAGGCGACCTACCGGCTCTGGCTCGGCTTCCTGCGCACGGAGGGCAACGTCCGCGAGGACGAGCGCCGCAGGCAGGAGTTCCTGCGGGGCGGATAAGCCCTTTCTGCTAGACTGGGCAAGGCAATTCCCCCGCCCTGATGGCCGACACCGAGGCAAAGATCACACTGTCGGCGCAGGACAATGCCTCCCCTGTCATCCAGCAGGCGGCGCAGAACTTCCAGAACCTGCGCGGCACGCTGGTGGACATCGGGCCCTACATGGACGGGACGTACAAGAATTTCGATGCGCTGGGGAACGTGGTCCCCGAGGCCACATCGGCTGTGGGCGGTTTCAACCTGGGGATGGTCGGGTCGATTGCCGCTGGCATGGGCCTGGCGACCACGCTGGCGTCGGTCGTCAGCGGACTGAAGGACTTCGCCGTGGCTGCGCTCGATGCGGGATCGCAGATGCAAATCATCCAGACCAAAGCGGAGGTCCTCTTTGGCTCGGACCTGCCAGGCATGTCCACGGCAATCTCGGACATGGCGACGGAACTGCACCGCTCGACGCTCGAGATCGGTGGCTTCGTGACCAGTGCCGACATGTTTGCCACCAGCATGGGCATGGGCAAGGACCAGGCCGAGCAACTGAGCCTGGGCATGGCGGACCTCGCCGTGAAGATCGGCCAGGCCACGGGGACCGACGAGCAACAGGGGTTCGCCCAGCTCGAACGGGGCCTGCGCGGCTACGGCCGGGCGCTGGTGGACGTGGGCATCGACCTCAACGCCCACCGCCTGCAGGAGTACATGGATGCACAGGGCATCCACGAGAAGTACACGGCCCTCGACGACGCCTCCAAGGCCCTGGTCGCCTATCACTACCTGCTCACCCAGGAAGGGACGATCGATGCGATGGCGGCCAAGAACCAGGGTGGCTACGCGGAACAGACCAAGCGACTGGGCGCGGCCTGGCAGGACCTGGAAACCACTCTCGGGCGCGTCAGCGTCGGGCCTGCCACGTTCGCCATCGAACAACTTTCCGAGGCAGTCAAGGGCTTCGAGATCCTCACCCTTGGGGCCACCGAGGTCTGGAACGACTTCCTCGGCAAGAGCAACTCGGCCAACAACGCGGAATTCGGTCAAATCATGGGCGTAAATCCCAAGGACATGAAGCCGCAGGTCGAAGGCCCGTTCCTTGGCGATTCACAAATGGCGGCGCTCAAATCGCAGGAAGCCTGGACAGCATCGCTCAAGACCCTGCCCGACGTCGCGGGCGGCGCGGGCAAGGCGGTCGAGAAGCTGAAGACGGAGGTCGACGCCCTCAACACCAGATACGACGACTCCTCCCGCAACATCACCAACAAGCTCGCCGAGCTGGACAATGCCCATCAGAACAGGATGCAGTCGATGGAAGCCAGCATGGAGCGAGACAAGGAGTCGCTTCAAAGCCTCAACGACACCTACGCCGAGCAGGTGGGCAACATCAAGGAGTCCCTCCAGAACCTGAAAGACTCCTTTGCCCAGACGATGGACGACATCACTGCGAAGGAGGAGGACGCGGTCGGCAAGCAGGAGAACAAACTGCAAACGCTCAAGGACAAACTGGACCAGCTGGCCCTGCGCAAGCAGCAGGAGGACCGCCGCGGCTCGGTCAGCGTGCAGACCAACGACGAGATCGAGAAGACGCAGAAGGAGTACGATCAGGAGAAACAGGCCCTCGACGCTTACAAGGCCAGCGGCGCGCTCACCCCGGACCAGTTGTCGGCGGCCGACGCCTACGCGGGCAAGACGGACTTCCAGCGGCAGATCGACAGCATCAACGCGGAGAAGAGCAAGGCGACCACGAAATACAACAAGGACACGGGCAAGCTCACCGATCAGGAGACCGACCTCGACGCGAACCACGCCAAGAAGGTGAAGCAGGTGCAGGACGAGCAGAAAATGCTCCAGGGCAAGATGGTGCTGGAACAGGCGGCCTACGGGCTGGAGCGGACGCAACTGATCGAGACGCAGACGGCCCTCCTCGGCCTGCACGACACCATGACGACCGCCCTCGCCGACATGGCGAAGGTGACCAAGAAGAACGTGGACGACATGATCGCGGACCTCAAGCGCCTGGCCACGGCGACCAACTCGGCCACCTTCCAGATGCAGGCGAAAAGCATGGTCCAGAACGGCGCGGCCAGCGGCGTCACTCGGATCATCCAACTTCAGCAACAGGGCTCGCAGTGATCTCTGGTAAGCTATTCGCATGCCCCAGCTCAACACGTTTGCGTTCGACACGATGGTCTTCGGGGGCATGGGCTCACTCAACACGGTGCCCTCGACCGATACGCTCGTCTTCGAGAACTTCAGCCTCTCCGACGGCACCAACATGGTGCTCCAGTCTCTCGTCTTCAAGGGCCCCACGCGCGACCTGGTCGGGGGCAACATCCCACGGGCGGACGGGATGTACCTGACGAGCGACTACTTCCGGGAGTACACCATCGAGGCCTCGGGGATCGCGGTGCAGTCCAGCGCCGCCGCTCTCGACGCTTACCTGGACACCGTAAGAAAGTCGCTGCGAAAGCGCGAGGGCAACCTCGACTACACCGACAAGAATGGCACCGTCAAGCGCTTTGTGGCCACCCTGGACGCCTACGAGGACCTGTTCGCCAATCGTCAGGGCTGGAACATCACGGTCTGCCCCTGGAAGGCGAGCTTCAAATGTAAAACACCATTCGGCAGGGCCAGGAGCTACACCGCCACCTCCCTGACCTTCTCCAGCAGCCCCACGTCCCAGAGCTTTGTCAACGCGGGCACCTACAAGGCCCCCGCGGTCTTTACCCTGATCTTCAGCAGCGCCTCCAGTGTCACCTCCATTGACGTCACCAATACGCTGACGGGAGAGGAGATCACCTACACGGGCACGGCCAGCGCCAACGACGTCTTCGTCTTCGACGGCGAGAACAAGCAGGTCACGAAAAACGGCACGGCGGTCGATTTCACGGGGTCCTTCCCCAACCTCGACCTGGGCGGGAACGTCTGCACCTTCACGATCAACGGCACCTTCAGCGTCAATTTGACCGGGAAGTTCCGCACCACCTACCTGTAGGGGCAGGAGCAAGCGAATGGTACAATGGGTAGGTAACCCCCGTTTCGCATGTCGCTCACGCACGCCGTTCTCTCGAACAAGGACAACGCCTCGGGCCAGCTCTCCGCCGGGATCAACAACTCGGTGACCTCCGTTCCGCTCCTGAGTGGAAACGGGGCCAACTTTCCGCAGCCCTATTCGGGCACCGCCACCTCGGGCGGCACGGGCACCACGCTCAACTGCACGGGCATCTCCGCCACGATCGGCGGCTCCGGTCAAGCGGGCAAGATCATCTGGAACAAGACCGACAACAGCATTGCCATGATCACGGCCGTGGGGACCAACGCCCTCACCACCACGCGCCTCATCAAGGGCGACGGCAGCGCCGGGACCTGGAACAACGGCGACACCTGGTGCATCGATGCCTTTGTTGCCACCTTCGCCGTGGTCAGCACGTCCACCTATGGTGTGCAGACCATCACGCAGTACGAGGAGGCCCTGATCGTCGGCCGCAGTACCGACACCCTCACCGTGGCCAGCGGAGGCCGCGGCTACAATGGCACCACCGCCAACACCTTCAGCACCAACGACTACGTCTATCTCTTCGTCACCGCTCCCTTCGGCGAGGGCCTGAAGGCGGTCCTGAGCGTGGTGGCCCAGCAGGTGGACACCAACGTGACCAACATCGCCACCAACACGACGAACGTCACCAACTTGCAGACGGGAACGTACCACTACGTCACGACGTCGGGCAGCGCCAACGCCTACGTCGCGGCCACGCCCGCCCTGGGGGCCTACGCGGCGGGCAACCTCGTCGTCTTCAACGCCAACTTCACCAACACGGGCAGCGCCACCCTGAACCTCAACTCGCTGGGGGCCAAGACCATCAAGAAGCTCGACGGGGCCACGAACCTGGTCTCGGGGGACATCGTCTCGGGCCAGGTGGTGGTGGTGCGCTACGACGGTACCAACTTTCAGATGCTCTCGCCAGTGGCCAACGTCCCGGCCGTCAAGGTGTCGATGCTGTATAGCTCCAGTGCGGACTCCAACTCCGTCTCAGGCACGAGCGAGACGGACATAAACACCAACGTCGCCATCGCGGGCAACGACATGGCCGCCGGCTCGGTCTACCGCTTCGAGGCGTTCCTCTTGCCGAAGAACATCAACGGCACCTTGCGCGTCTATCTGGGGAGCACGCTGCTCCTGACCCTGACCGTTACCGAGAACGGCAACAGCGCCACGCGCATCTCGAAGCTCGACTGCATGGTCACTTGCCGCAGTACGGGCGGCAGCGGGAGCGTTGCGGCCTCCGCCATCATCTCCGGCTACGACGGCACCAACCCCAACGTCACCAATGCTTGCACCAACACCACCGTCACGGTCGACACCACCGCGAGCCAGACCTACAAGATCAGTTACCAGGGGACGAGCGGCGCGGGCAGCTTCCTGGCCCGCAACGTGGCCATCACCAAGATGACCACCTGAGGTAAACTGTTCGCATGCCCCTCCAGCGCGCCTACAACATAAAAGTGTACTCACCCGACGGCGTGACGCTCCAGAAGTCCCTGACGACCGAGCGCCCCGACGACGCCACGATGATGTACGTCAAGAACGACCCCAACTTCAAGACGATCATCAACGGTGGCCAGGGCGAGTGCGTGCTCGACGTCAGCGCCCCCTTCGACAACTTCTCCGAGGGCACGGTCATCAATTTCATGAACGTCGTGCGGATCTACTGCGTGACCATCAACACCTCTGTCAGCCCGCCCACGCAAACCTCAACCCTGATCTACACGGGCTACGTCTCCCGTTACGAGCCGTACGTCGATCAGAACGGCAACGAGGGCGTCCACGTCACCTGCCTGGGCCTGGTCTCCCTGCTCACCCGGTCCTACTACGGCTCGCCCAACACGTTCAGCGTGACGCAGACGACAGTCGATCCGGAGGCGATCGCCAAGGACGTCATCGACAAGTTCAATGCCGTCTACTCCGGCTCCCTGATCGGCTATGCGGGGACCACGTCCACGGTCGGGACCAACGTCACCTACACCTTCACCGAGCAGAAGTGGTTCGATGCCCTGAACACGACCATCGGCATGGCCGGCACGGGCTGGTGGTGGGCCATTCGCGAAGACGGCAACCTGTACTTCAAGGCCAAGCCCAGCAGCGCCACGCACCGCCTGACCATGGGAAGAGACATCGCCTCGATCAAGGCGTTGAAGGACGCCGAGAAGGTCATCAACGACATCATCCTGAAGCGCTCGGGCGGCACCGTCACGACCTACGCGGACGCCACCTCCAAGTCCACCTACGGCACGGGCTCTCCGGCCACGGGCAAGATCAGCGAGATCATCAGCGACTCCAGCGTCCCCAACGGGACCACGGCGGACCAGTTCGGCAACAAGGAGCTGGCCGACAAGAAGGACGCCAAGATTTCCGCCCAGGTGACGGTAAATACCAACTACCCCATCGACACCATCCACGTCGGAGACACCTGCGAGGTCCTCTCCACGCGCACGGGCAACACCTTCTTCGGCAGCAACAACCTGCTGATCGTCTCCGTGGACTACAAGGGGGACACGGTGGTGCTCGAACTGGAGCAACTGAACGCCAACCTGGGCACGGCGCTCGACCAGTTCGTCAATGGCTAGTGTATGGCGGAAGGGGCAGCCACAACCTGTGGTATACTGGGCGGGAATCCCCCCCTTCCCCTATGTCCCCCCGCAGGAAAGCCAGCCCCGTTGATCAGGAAATCAAGGTCCGCGGCATGTTCCGTGTCCACCTCACCCAGGACATCGACGGCGAAACCGTCGTCGTGGGAGACTCCGGCTGGAACAAGAACCTGGTGACGAACCTCGGCTTCGACCAGTTCCTCTGTCAGACGCTTGCGGGAATGGGCGGGTCCAAGACGGTGGCCTACATGGCCCTGGGTACGGGCGGCGCCCCCGTCGCCACGGACACCTCTCTCGCCTCCGAGCTCACCGACACCTCCAACTCGCGCAAGACGGTGTCCCCCTCCACGATCGCATCGAAGACCGTCCAGTTCACCGCTGCGTTCAACTCCTCGGACTCCTTCATCACCAACGCGGGCGGCCGAAGCATCTCCAACGTCGGCCTGTTCAACGTCTCCACGACGAGCGCAGGCACTCTGTTCGCAGGGAACACCTATGCGAGCAGCCTCTGCGCGACCAACAATAATGTCAACGTCTCTTACCAAATTCGCTTCGCCACAGCTTAATCGACTTCTGTCAAGTGTTGCAAAGAGGACTTACACAGGCCATTCAATAGCATTACAAAACCGCCCAAATCGTTGGGCGGTTTTTTGATGCTGATTATCATTGTGAAACGTTGGCATGTTTATTGGTTGCACAGTGTTGATTGTGTTGACTTTACCATTCGCCAGCACTACGATGCAGGCACATTCCCAACTCACCCATGCCTCGCCCACCTTTCTTCCTTTCCAAAGAGAAACTCATCGAGCTCTATACCAACGATCCCAATTCCAGCGAACGAACCATCGCGGAGCAATATGGGGTCAACCGTGCGACGATCGGCAGGCTTCTGAAAAAGCATGGCATAGAAGCCAAGCCACATGCGCGGTGTCTTCGGCCCCGGGTTTCCTCAAACCCATTTATCCGAGACCGCGAATGGTTGCGAGAGCAATATGTGGTGAAGAAGCGATCTCTTCGCAGCATCGCTTTAGAAATCGGGGCAGCCGCCACGACAATCAAGCAAACCCTGGAAGCAATGGGAATAGAGACTCGGGGGATCAAAGTTGCTCTCGATGTAAAATATCCTGAAGGAAGGTTTGGGGCACAGGCTTCCAATTGGAGGGGAGGGAGGAGACTCCTCAAATCGGGATATGTGTACCGCTACAAGCCCGATCATCCCCACGCAACAAAGGATGGTTACGTCATGGAACATCGCCTTGAAATGGAGAAAAAGCTGGGGAGGTATCTTAGGAAAGATGAAGATGTAGACCATGAAAATACAGACAAATCGGACAATCGGCCCGAGAACCTTGAGGTCCTGACACGCAAAGAGCACTCCAGAAAACACTTCGATGATCGCAAGCGGGTCATGGCACTGAAAAATGAAAACGAACATCTGAGATCGCTCCTCCTTCAACACGGCATTTCCCCCAATCCTGTATGAACATGAGACTTCGCCTCAAGAAAATAATCCTGGAAGCAGAGCAGGAATTGACGGACAAGGTCTGGTACAACCGCCACCAGTGCTATAAGCAGAAGATGCTGGACGGAATCGAGCCAAAATGCGACCCGAAAATCTGGGAACAAGCGAAAGCAGCGGCGAAGCGAATTGAAGAGAAGTACAAGGATGAGTCCCTTCAATGGACGGACTTTGAATGGGGCATGCTCAACGGCAAGCTCTCCGCCATTCGCTGGGTCATGGGTGAGGACTGGGACATGCTCGACACCTGAGTCCCGCCAGCACGGCATTCCCATTGGCGCTTCTCCAGCCCCGGTCCCTCCGGTACAGTGAACGCCATGTCTCCTTCCAGGTCCACATTGCGATGGCTTCGAGGCGCTCTGTCGAACCTCAAGGCCCGCTACAGGGCCCACTGCGACACCGTGAGGTGCCTCGCAGAGGTCGAGCGGGACAACCATGCCCTGCGCCACGTCGTCGATACCTACCATCTTCAGCAGGGACCGCTGCTGCTCGAAGTCGCGCGCCTGCAAAAAGCCCTTGCCATCGCCGAGGGCAAAGTCTAGGCTGCGAAGCAATGCCCAAGTCCCAAAAGGAAATCGCCGCTCTGATCGAGGCCCGCCAGCAGGGCATTCACGTTGACCTGGGTGGCGGCCAGTACCCGCAGCCGGGCTTTCTGAACCTGGACAACCGCGACCTGAAACAGGTGGACATCGTCCACGATTTGACGTTGTTCCCCTGGCCGCTGCCCGACGAGTGCGCCTCCATCGTCATGTGCTCGCACCTGGTGGAGCACCTCAACCCCATGTCGGCGGACCCGAAGCTCACGCGGCTGATCGACCTGCTCGTCAAGAAGAAGCTGCTGTCGCCGGCGGAGGTGCTGGACACGATCGGCGAGAACACGGGCAAACCGATGTTCCTGCGGTTCATGGACGAGGTGTGGCGCATCATGAAGCCGGACGGACAGTTCATGATCACGACGCCCTACGGTGGCTCCTTCGGCTGGTGGCAGGACCCGACGCACATAAAGGGATATAACGAGGCCACATGGGCGTATTTTGATCCCATGGTCCCTCTGGACAGGGCGCAGCCGTCCCTGGGGGGCCTGTGGAACATCTACGAGCCGAAGCCGTGGAAGATCGAGATCAACACCTGGCACGGCAACTCCAACATGGAGGTGGTGCTGCGCAAGCGGCCGATCCAGAAGCAATACCTCTATCCAGACAACTCCGTTCCGAAGTATGCCTAATCCTAGAGGGTTCCCATTTTATCGGGTTGAAGTCGAGGAGGTTCGTCATGCTCGCTTCTTTTTCAGGAAGCCATGGATAGAAAAGAAGATTACAAACGTACCAGATGGCTGGGAAGATTTGGGGGACACGGGCATACGTCATTACGAGTATCATCAATACCTAACTACTGGATATGTTGATGAGAAAAGGTTGAAATACATTTCTGGCGAAATCGTTTGTGAGCAGTGCGGCGATCTATGTAGAAAGGGAAGAAATGCGAATGAGAGATTCATCTTTTGTCCCACATGCCTAATCAAGGTTTCCCCAAATCTACATGCCAAAAGCTAAAGGCCCCGCCCGCAATCCTTCCGACATCGGCATTCACCACTCGAAGGACGCGCCGAAGCACGAATACCTCTCCCTCTTCCAGGAGAACACGGTCGGCTACCAGAACCGGCTCATCGTCTGCATCCCCATGACGGGCCTGCTGCGCGCCGAGTGGGTGCTGGCCCGATTCGGCCAGATCATCCCGACCAACTGGTCCCAGGTGGACGTGATGCAGTGGATCAACACCTACTCTCCTCTCAGGTACATGGTCGCGGACGCCCGCAACTGCTGCACGAAGAAGGCGGTCGAGGGCAACTTCGAGTGGATCCTGTTTATCGACCACGACGTCATCCTGCCCCCGGACTGCTTTGTGAAGATGAACCAGTACATGCTCAAGAAGGAGTATCCGGTAGTCTCCGGCATCTACTACACGAAATCCGATCCTCCCGAGCCGCTCATCTACCGTGGGCGCGGAAACTCCTACTTCACCGACTGGCGGCACGGGGACAAGGTCTGGGTGGATGGCATCCACATGGGCTGCACGTTGATCCATTGCTCGATCCTCAAGAAGATGTACGAGGTCAGCGAGGAGTATTACGTCGGCTCCGACCTGGTCCGCAAGGTCTTCGAGACGCCCAACGACATCTGGAAAGACCCGGAGACCGGCAACATGCAACTGAAATGCGGCACGGAGGACCTGGCCTGGTGCAGCCGCGTGATTCAGGAGGGCTGGCTGGAGAAGGCCGGGTGGGAGAAGCATGCGAAGAAGCACCCAAAATACCCGTTCCTGATGGACACGTCGATCTTTGGGAAACACGTCAACGAGGCGGGCCAGCAGTTCCCGCACTACTGGCAGACGATCGAGAAGAACATGAAGAACTACCAGGGAAAGGAGGTCCTCTAGCCCATGAGCAAGCAAAAAGTCATCTGCGTCTGCTTCGGCGGGAACAACCGCAGCGTCTGCATGGCTTTCCACCTCAAGGAATTTGCGAACTGTGACGCGATCGCAGTCGGGCTGGGCAGAAACGGGAGGGAGGTGCAGAACCTGCTGTTCTCCTGGGCGGATGCGATCATCGTGATGGACAAGGCCCTCCTTTCCAAAATGCCGAGGGGACATGCAAAGAAAACGCTGCTCTGCGACGTCGGCGAGGATCGCTACGGGGTTTACTGGCACCCGGACCTGATCCAGCAAGTGAAGGCGTTTCTTTCTGCCCACTCTCCATGATTGGTTATCACTACACCTCCTGGGAGAACTGGCTGACGATCCGGGAGACGGGCCTGCGGCCCTATCACATTGAGGAGGAGAAACTGAGTGGCTATTTCCCCGGTGGCGTGAACGGCACCTGGATGTGGAGGAGGAATTTGCGCGGCTGGTCGCACCTCGGCACGGTCCTCTATCAGGCCAGCTCCAAGGCCAGCACGCGCATCGTCAAGTTGAAGTGCCGCTTCCCTGTTGCCTCGGTCCTGTCCCTGGATGGCATGACCGTCAAGGTCGTGCATCGGGGCAAGATCGGCAACTGGCTGTACCACGAGGCCGAGCCAGCCTTCATCGTCATGACGACCATCCCGCCAGGCCTCATCGAGGCGGTGGGCGACTACGACCTGCTGAAACGGCTGGTGTGATAAGATGGGGGCATGGATTTGAACGTCTGCGTCTCGGACGGCATCGCGGCCAAGAGCGTCGGCCCCGGCGGCCCGCCGCCAAAGAAGGACGAGCCCAAAGGCCCCGTCCCCGAGGCCAAGGACGACGACCTGGCCAGCAAGTTCACCGCACGCCTGTTCGAGGGGGTGCAGCTCTTCGCGCGCGGCCCTGCCAGCGCTTTTTCAACGTGCCTTCTGACCGCCTGACGGCGGTTTTTTTATGTCCATCTCACTCGTCCAGACCGTGCAGGGAAACGGCGGCGGCTACACCAATAGCTACACCAAATCGATCACGCCGACGGCGGGGAACCTCCTCACGATCTGCCTGGCCGACGGAGCGCCGGATACGATCACCGTCACGGACAACCACAATACCTGGCACCTCGCCAAGACCCAGATCCTCACGTCGCAGCGACAGGCGCAGATCTGGTACGCCTATAACGTGGCTGGATCGTCCACGACGATCACTTTCCAGGCCAATGGCGGTCAGTTCCCCGATTCCGCCGTCATCATTCAGGAATGGAGCGGGGCCCTGACGACCGATCCCCTGGATAAGACGGTCGGGGCGAACACCAGTTCCGGAACGACCTACGCTTCAGGGAGCACCGCAACGACGACGCAGGCGAGCGAGCTCGTCCTCGGCTGCATCGCGGCGGACGCGAACAGTCCGGGGTACACGGGAGATGCCAATTTCACCAACCTCCTCACGCAGGACGGATTTGATCTCTACACGAGCGTGGCCACGCAGTACGAACTGGTCTCCTCGACGGGAGCGTACAACTGGACCCTCACCAACGGCTCGGCCCGCCAGGCGTCCCAGGCGGTTGCCACCTTCAAATCCGCAACACTTACCATCTCCGTGGCAGACAACGTCACGGCGGCGGAGAACGTCTCCAGGTCCGTGCAGCTCGGGGCGGTGTCCCTCTCGGACGGTGTGACGGCCGGGGAGGCTCTCTCCGCGGCGCCCGTGGCGACGCTGGTGCAAACCGTGCAGGGAAACGGTGGAGGGTACGTCAACAGTTACACCAAATCCATCACGCCGAGCGTCGGCAACTTCCTCACCATCGTTCTCGTCTGCGGAGCGAATGACGTCATCACCGTCACCGACGATCACAACACCTGGCACCTCGCCAAGACGCAAATTCTGGAGTCACAACGTCAGGTGCAAATCTGGTACGCCTTCAACGTCGCGGGCTCGGCCACGACGATCACGTTCCGGGCCAACGGCGGGCAGTTCCCCGACTCGGCGTGCATCATTCAGGAGTGGGGCGGAATGCCGACGACCGACTCGCTGGACCAGGTTGTGGGAGCGAACACGATCGCAGGGACCACCTATGCCTCCGGCAATGCGCCGACGACGACTCAGGCAACGGAATTGCTGATCGGCGGCATCGGTGCCCCCACGAACAGCCCCGCCTTCACAGGGGACGCCTTGTGGACGAACCTCCTGACGCAGGCCGGGTCCGACGTCTACACCAGTGCCGCCACTCAATACCGCATTGTGTCTTCGACGGGTGCCTACGGCTGGACGCTGACCAACAGCTCCGCGCTCGAGGCGTCGCAGGCGCTGGCGACGTTTAGGTTCACCCCCGCCGTGTCGTCCTACTCCGTGTCCATTGCGGACAATCTGACCGTTGCGGACGTCGCGACCGTCACCAACACGCAACTGTCGGGAATAGCGGTTGCGGACAACGTGACGGCCGCGGAAGCGCTGACGGTCACGAGGACGCAGCCCGGGGACGTCTTCGTGGCGGACAACGTGACGGCCGCGGACGTGGCGGCCCTCACAAGGACGCAGCTGGGCGACGTCTCCGTGACGGACAACCTGACTGCTGCGGACGTGCCATCCGCTTCCCTGCGGGCTGACAGCAATACGATTTCCCGGGTTCAGACCACGACCGCGACAAGCGTTGCCGCCTACGTGAATACGCTGGCCGTCGTGTGGGGGCAAAGCGTCACGGCCGGAGACTATCTCAGTCTCGCGATCTCGACGTCCGCTCCCAGTTCCACGTCGGTGCTGTCGGTGACGGACTCCAGTGGCAACACCTGGGTGCAGCGGAAAGTCATCGACGGCTCGTCTCAATCTGTCAATGTCGGTTTGTACTATTTCGATTGTGCCAATTGCCTCGGCGGGACGGCCCCGACCATCACGATCACGCTTGTCGATGCGGAATACGACAACGTCTCCGCCATCGCCGCGGAATACTCGAACGTTGCCCATTCCGCTCAGATTGACGTCACGGCGAGCAGCCTGGACGGCAATTACGTCATCGCGCACTCGACCGGGACGACCGGCGTCACCGCTCAGGCATACGACCTGGTGATTGCCGCGCATGCCGACCCGAACCCTGCCGCGTCGTATACCATTGCGGCCCCCTATTCGACGCCCATCACCCAGCCGAACGTCGGTGGCTACTTGAACCTGACGTATTCCGACAAGGTCGTGTTCTCCACGGGAACACAGACCGCCTCGTTCTCCAGTTCCGCCTATACCAACGGCATCGGCCTCATCGTGGCCATCAAGGCCGCCACCAGCTCCTTCACCACCCCCGCTCCGGATGCGCCGATCTGGGTGACGGCCCCGGTCGATTCCAATCGAGCGTACGTCTCCTGGTCGGCCCCGCGGACGAAGCTCCTGGGAGGTTTCACCGTCCCGACCAGCATCACGGGCTTCACGGTGAAGCGCGGCACGGCCCCCGGCGGGCCGTACACTCCGCTCGCCTCCGGCATCACCGATGCCTTTTACGACGACACCACGGTCGTCAACGGCACGACCTATTACTACGTCGTCACGGCGACCTCGGCGGGGGGGACCAGCGGCAACAGTGCGGAAGTGAGGGCCGCCGTGGCGGCCCCGACGCCGCACGCCGACGGTTGGTACGCGTATGGGGCGGCACCGACGGGGGTGTCTCAGGCGACGATTCGCGGCTATCTGCGGGCCCACTGGGACAAGTACGTCTCCTACTGTCTGACGAACCAGGGCGGCGGCATTTCCAACATTGCCTGGGGCGCCTATCGCATTTCCGCGCCGGACCAGCAATTCGGAGCGGCGAACGCCCCGAACGGGACCGTCTCCGAAGGCATCGGCTACGGCATGCTCGCGGCGGTCTACATGTCCAATCCGGCAAACCCGGTGTACGACGTCAAGGCCCTGAGCTACTTTCACGGCCTCCTGGCCTACTACCAGTATTGGGGAGACACCTCGTGGACCGGCTCCAAAGGGCTGATGAACTGGATCATCAACAATGACGGGACGCAGGGAACGTCCCAGTACGGAGCGACGGACGCCGATCTGGACGCGACGATGGCGCTGTTCATGATGCACCGCCTTCGCGGCAGCGGAAACGTGGATTATCTGGGCATCGGCAACGCTCTCGCGTCGCAGGTCCTGGCCTTTGAGTTCACGCCCGCGGCCTTCGCGGTGTATCCGAACATGATCATGGCGGGAGACGGCTGGAACTACAACGACAACGTCGTCGCCCCCGACTACATTCGGTTTGCCTATTTCCCGGTCTTCGCCGATCACACGCAGCATTCCCGCTGGAATGACGTTCGCGACGCCCTGTGGACGTTCATTGCCACCAATTTCACCAACGTCTATTCGACGGGCCTTGTGTCGGATTCGTGCAAGCGCGACGGCACTCTGGGCGACGCCCTGGGCTGGGGTGACGCGAACTACGGCTACAACGCCATTCGCATGGGCTTCGGCTACACCCTCGACTACCTCTGGAACGGACGGACCGAGGCCTACAACAACCAGCACAAGATGGCGACGTCCGCCATCACCCGCTCCGGAAACAACGTCAACAACCTGGGCACGTCCGGGTCGGTTACTTCAGGGCCGAGCGGCGGGACCAGTCAGGCGTTTGCGGGCAGCTACGGTTCCGCGGCTACCGTGGATGCTTCCACTGCCGCATTTGCCGGGTCCGTCGCCACCTACCTCCATTCGCAGGTCAGTGAAAATAGTTACTTTGGCCTGTCGCAGGGGCTCCTGAACCTCCTGCTTCTCTCCGGAGAGTTCACCCCAACCATCGCGCAGCTCCCGGGCATTTCCGTCTCCGACGGCGTGACGGCCGCGGAGAACGTCCAGATGAACCTGATCGTCATTGTCACGGACCTCTCCGTCTCGGTCTTCGATTCGGCGACGACCAGCGAGCTCATCAGCCCGCAGCTCGTTCTCACGACGTCCGTTTCGGACAACGTGACGGCAGGGGAGGCCGTGGCGGTCCTCAGGATCATCGAGCAGACCGTCTTCGAGACCGTCACGGCGGCGGGGCCCGTTGCGCTGGAGCGGGCCCTTTTCCTCCCCCTCTCTGACTCCGTCGCCGCTTCGGAAAATGTTGCAATGGAGCGGGCGCTGTTCCTCTCTCTCTTTGACTCCGTCACGGCGGCAGAAAGCATTGGCCCCACGCTCGTCTTCGACTCGCACCGCGACCTTCTCGATCGCGGGATTCAACTCTCCTGACCCATGACAGCGTTCGTTTTGCCGCCCGGCTGCCCGCAGACCCCCTTCGAGGGGGTGGACCTGTTCGCGCGCGGCCCCGCTCGGTCTTCTTTGACGTGCTTTCTGCCCGCCTGACTGGCGGGCTTTTTTAATCCACTTTTTCCAGGCCCTGGCCTGAGACATGCTCATCACCTACGGCACCTACACGGGCAACGGATCCGACGGACATGCCATCACGGGCGTGGGCTTCGCACCGGACGTGGTCATGGTGAAGGACAAGAACAACGGCAACAACTTCATCTGGAAGTCGAAGTCCATGTCGGGAAACAACTGCCTGTCCTGGCGCGAGGACGGGGGCTTCTTCACGGACGGGATCAAGACGCTGGACGCCGACGGCTTCACGCTCGGGACCACGGGCCGGGCCAACAGTAACAGCGACGTCTACGCCTACGTCGCCATCAAGGACGATGGATCGGGGGACTTCCATTACGGCACCTACACGGGCAACGGCTCCTCGGGGCACGCTATCACGGGCGTGGGCTTCCAGC